CATCGCAGGTCGGCGAGATGCGGGGATCGTCGCAGGTCGGCGTGATGCGGGAATCATCGCAGGTCGGCGTGATGCGGGAATCATCGCAGGTCGGCGTGATGCGGGGATCGTCGCAGGTCGGCGTGATGTGGGACTCGTCGCAGGTCGGCGAGATGCGGGGATCGTCGCAGGTCGGCGTGATGCGGGAATCATCGCAGGTCGGCGAGATGTGGGGATCGTCGCAGGTAAAGGCGCACGAAAACTGCTCTGTCCGCTCATTGTCGAACAACGTAAAAATCGAGGCATACCATTACGTCAGCATAATCTGTCAAGACTGCAAGCCCTCTATCAAGCGCCACGGAACCGGCGTCACCGTGGTCCGCACGAAAACTTTCCAACACTCGGTCAAATCGTTCTGTGAAATTTTCGGCGACGGAAATAAGCCGCTGACCCTCTATAAATCCGTGCGCCCCGATACCCTCTGCGATTTCCATACGGGCCAGATTAAATATGAGGGTGAAGTCGTTTGCCCTGATTTCGACCCCGACAAGACCCGTCAATGCGGCGGCGGGTTGCACCTGTCGCCCACGCCGCAGGATGCGTTGAGATACAACGACGGGAGGGTATTGGAGTGCCGCGTGGCGCGGAAGGATATCGTCGTGTACGCCACGGACATCACGAAAGTTCGGTGCCGCAAGGTGACGGTGGTCGGGGAGTGGAAGAAATGACCATCCACGACATCATCAGGGCGGCTGACGGAGACTGCCCGTGGCATACCGGGCGGAAGGAGGGGGGATGAACTACGACACCATGGAAGCAGGCCGCGAGATGGACGCGCTGGTGGCGGAGAAGGTGATGGGGTGGAAGGCATGGGAAGAAACACGCGGAGAGTATACCCACGTGGTTTGGCAACGCCCCGGCGACAGGGAGCCTTGGTACGGTTCGCGGGATTGGCAACGCCACGTTGGCCGCTACAGGCCGCTCGTAAAGTACGACCCACGCCGTCACATCGAACGCGGGTTATCGCCATTCAGCACCGACATCTCCGCCGCGTGGAAGGTCGTGGAGAAGATGGGCAACTTCAAACTACTTCGAACGGATATTACACGCGACCACTGGTTTTGTGAGTTTAATGGGGGGTGGGGTGCATACGCCCCATCCGCCCCTTTAGCCATCTGCCGCGCCGCGCTGAAATCCAAGGAGGGGACATGAAGCCATGCCCCTGCAATGTTCCCGTGGCGTTCTGGACGCAATTTGTTCCCAACCCTCATCAGATAAAAGGAGATCGCCATGAATTACGAAATGAAGAATGAACGTCATCGAGTTTGCCGTCGTCATGCAACAGAAGATAGATGCTAACAGCCATAAATCCGGTTGGGAATACTGCACTATAAAGTGGTTGCTGAACCGACTCGTCCAAGAAAAGGGAGAACTGAAGCGGGCCATTGAAAAGAAACTTCATCCTGACGAGATCGATCGTGAAGCGGCAGACGTGGCTAATTTCGCCATGATGATCGCTGACAATTACAGGAGGGACTGGGATGATAAGGATGCCTAAGGCGACCTATAACGGCGAGAAGTTCATATGTCTCCGTAAGGACACAGAGCGCCTTGTCGCCATGCTTGTCTCCAAGGACGCCCGCATCGCGGAACTGGAGGGTCTTTACTCACGGGAAATAGCCGCGCATACCGTAACAGAAGGCGAGCGTATCAAATACCGTGACCGCATCGCCATGCTGGAGTCCGCGCTGAAATGCTCGTCAGAGAATTGTAGCGAACTCGGACGATTCCACGATGGCGATTGCTCGGACTGTCCGCAAGGAATGATACGCGCAAGGTGCGGGTTGTCACGCGCCCTCGACGGGAAGGGGTGAGTATGGGTATAGGGCCGATGACCGATGGCATAACAATCGAAGTTTACCAACACGACTGGATACCCGGATTCGCGGCGTTCCTGAACGATGGAAGTTTGTCCTACCACGGAACAGCGCACGTCGTTTTGAACCTTGGTTCTTTACTGGCCGCTGTTGATGGAAAAGACATTGCTTCATCCGAGGTGCCACACTTTGTGGCAGAATCACTAATGCATGAGGTTTTCCACGCCCTTGAGTCGTGGGCCAATGTTGAATTTTCAGAAGATCGAGTGAACGCGCTGATTGAAAAGTATCGAACCCAAGTGGCGGAACTGGCAGACGCGCCGGACCTAAACTCCGGTCCTTAATGGGTGCGGGTTCGAATCCCGCCTTGGGTACCAAGTAACTCCCGCTCCGCGAAAGGAGGTGGTCAAATGGATAAGGGTGGCGGTTCCCTCAGTCTAAAGAAACATCGACGCGGGAGCTTTGGCGGTAAAAGTCACGCCGCGCCCTCGGGGATGGTGCGGATAATGCACGCGCTCACGATAGGCCGGGCGGAGATTGAAAGGGCCGCGCTCCGCGAGAAGAAGAAAATACTACAAGGATTCGTCAGCATACAGGAGTGGCTTGCAAGCAGGGGGCGGTGAACGCGCCTACATCCCCCTGAACAGCGCGAAAGGAGCAACATTGGTTTCACCTGAAATAATCGGTCCCCTGTTCGACGGTAACGATAAGGTTGCCATCGCCATCGCCCGTATCCGACAGTTCACTCCACCGGAGGGGTTGTACGTGGCGTTCAGCGGCGGGAAAGATTCCGTTGTCCTGCTGGACTTGGTGCGCAAGGCGGGCGTGAAGCATGATGTTCACTACAACCTGACCACGGTGGACCCGCCCGAGTTAGTTCACTTCATCCGCAAGGAATACCCCGACGTACAGGTACATCGGCCCGCGATGACCATGTGGCAGTTGATCGTGAAGAAGAACATGCCACCGACAAGAATGATGCGGTTCTGCTGCGAGTACCTGAAAGAAGGTCGCGGGACGGGGAACCGTGAAAGTGGGCGCATTATCGCAACCGGAATCCGGTGGGCCGAGAGCGTTCGGCGCGGGAAAAGAAGGATGGTGGAGAACTGCAAGAACCATCCCGACAAGAACTTCCTTCACCCGATCATCGACTGGACGACCGATGACGTTTGGAACTATATCCGAACAAATAATCTTCCCGTTTGCTCCCTGTACGCCGAAGGATGGAAGCGGATCGGATGCGTCATGTGTCCGATGGCGGGGCCGACCGGAATGGCCCGAGACATGGAACGGTGGCCGAAGATCGCAGCCGCATATAAATATAAACGCGCCATCGGTAGATGCGTGGAGGAACGCAAGCAACGCGGGATTGCTGACGTGTCGCGGGAATGGGGTACAGAGGACGATATGTGGGATTGGTGGCTTCGCGGAGGATCGAAGGAAGAAGATCCAAACCCGTGGCTCTTCGAATGACCGACCTCATCATCGTCTTCCTGTTCGGCATCTTGGTCGGATGCGAGTTGATGTATCGCAAGATGAAACAATCACATCCTCCTGAACAGCGCGGCGATCGCCATGATGAACAGTCCGATGGTGCCGACGATGCCCTTGGTCCGCCAGCCCTCCAGTTCCTCGATGCGCCGCAAGTCATCGGTACGGTGGGCGCAACCTGCCACCATTATCCGGTCCACCTTCTCCATCAGGGCCGCCAGTTGGCGCTGGATGCCTTCCTGCCCCGCGTATAATTTGTCGATCATTTCCTTGTCGGTATAGCCGTTCGCCATGATTGCCTCCCGCCTGTTATTTTGCCGCCGCGCCAACAAACCCGACGATGATCCCTAGCGCAACCCATTTGACCACGGACAGCGCACGGGAATACCACGGCCCCGCCGCAACCTTGGCCGCGTCCTGTCCCGCCTTCCTGGTGTCCTCTACCAGCTTCCGGGCCTCCGTCAACTCGCGGTCCTGTTCCGCGACCCGTTGATCGATGATCCCGGCGCGGGACTCGCACGAATTGAGCGCGTCCTCAGCGGCGACTACCGCCTCCCGGCAGGGGGGCAGGGATTCCAGATCCCGCAGTATTCGCTCCCCATCGGGCAGGGGGAAGCAGATTTCGCCCCCAGCGGGCTTCGATGCCGGGGGGTAGGCGGGGTTATCTCCCCCGAGGCCATAGGTAGGCATACCCCCCGCCAACAGGACGCAACACAGACCGATTACGGCGGTTTTCCTCATCGGATTGCCCCCCGATACCCCATTTTCAGGAATCGTTCCTCAATTTCGCCGGGATTCTTGGGAGGGACCCATGGTGCCGACATCCTCCCCTTCGCCGCCACGTACTTCGCTCGGTAGGCGTCCCGGTCAGCGGTCAGCACCTTGATCCTCGCCTCGTAAGCGGTCTTCGTCGCCGCCGTGTCGCGCTGATACGCCGCCGCCCAGCCCTTCGCCGCGTTCAGGTATCCTTGGGCGGTCTGCCGCATCGACACCCCATCGGCTACAGACCCGAGGACAACGATCCCGAAGGCCACAATGATGACCGCAAAGAGTCGATTCGATTTCGCCCATTCCCACATGATGCCTCCTACTCCTTCGGTTCCGGCGGCTTCTCCGGCGGCGAGTTGTACCGGCTGTCCATGTAGTATTCGGCCCCCTTGCGGACGACGAACACGCCCAAAATGAACGCATAGACCCCGAGGGGAACGGTGACGTACCACGCCGGGGCCTTCCACCCGCCCTGGACGAACTCCCCGACCGCCATGAAGATGAGCGCGGCGGTAGCCATGCCGACGTAGACGCCTCCACGTTGGTCGAACAGGGAGGACATCATCTTCTGGAACCAGTTCTGGTCGGCCATTTAAGCCTCCTTCATCTTGTCGTGTAACGCGATGATCCGGTTCATCCACCCGCGCAGGTATTTCAGCGACGTGGGACGCGCCGCGACGATAGCCGAGTATTTCTTCAGTCGGTAGAACAGCATGGCGTCCGCGTCCGCTCCGCAATCGGCGACCATCTTCCGGGCGAATCCAAGCCCCTGATTGACCGCCGCATCGAACGCCACGAAATCGGCGGGGGATGGAAGCGCGTCCGCAATCGGCGACCAGTAGTCCGCGAAGTAGATTTCCTTAGCCCGGCCAACCGTCATCCCGGCGATGTCCTCGTTCGGATAGGACCGCTTACAGATGCCGAAATTCGTCTCGCCGCCGGGGTCGGAAGAATCGAGACTATATCCGCCCTCGTGCGCGAGGACGAAATCAATGGCGGTGGGGAAGGACTCCCTCACTTCACATCCTCCCACAGATGCGGCGTGGGTTTAGGCTTGACCTGTCGCTTGCCGCAATTAAGGCACATCCTTGACCGATTGGGCGAACCGCAACCGGGATAATCCTCCGGGCATATTACGGTGTAGACGACGTTCGGCGTCGTGTCCTCCCACGCATGAACGTACCCGATGGATTCGCAGTCGGGACGGGACCGCACGGACGGGTCAGGCGAGTTACTCTCGATGTGATAATGCACTTCCCCCCACGCGCTCCCCGCGACCAACAGAAGCAGAATTGCCAGATACCTCATCTCCACCCTCCGCTCATTGAACTACCCCGGAATCGGGGCGTCTGCGGGTCAGCGACCGCCGCCAATGTCGTCACAGACCACGTATCCGTTACCCCGCCGATGTTGAGTACGCACGACACCGCCGTGTTGTGGGACGCGCTACTCGTTACGCGCAGGGCCACGTTGTCGTTCAGCGTCACGTTATCGTCCGCCGTGGCGAACGCCGCACCGTTGATGGAATACTCGCAACCCGTACCGGTCAGCGTCAGCGTGGTCGTGTTGTCGATACCCGTTACGGTTACGTTGTCCGAGGTCGTGACGGTCGATAGAGTCGCGCCGGTTACGTCGGTGAAGGAGAAGGCGGCGGGGGTGGAGTCTATCCCTCCAGACTCGTATGCTCCGATATCCCACACCCCTCCGAGTGGTCGCGTAGTTCCTGCGATGTCCTCCTGTATGTCAATACCGTAGCGGTCGAAGAACGTCTGATAGGCGGCGGATACTACCCCACTATCAATTGCAGGTGAGCCTACCGATAACGTAAAATTATTGTCCGTGGCGTTTGTGAATAAAGGGTCTGCCGAAATAGACCCGCCGCCTTTCCCCGTTGCAGACTGGAACGCGGCCAGACTTGTATACTGCGAACCGTTCCACGAAATTCTTATATCCCCCGAATTATAAAAGACACAATTATCCACGGTTGAGTTAGAAGATGAAGTCGCCCCCTCCATGTATATGTCGTTTACTGTATTGTCTGCCCTGTTGGAAAATATATTATTGGTTATGGACAACACCCTGCCGTCACTGGCCATGTTTATCCCAGAATCATAATCGTACATAGTATTATTTATGATTGCTATATTGGTTCCTCCACGCAACATCATTGCACCAGATCCGCTTGTGCTTTTATCTGTGGAATGAATGTTATAGATCAGGTTTCCAATAATATACTGATACAAGCCATCTCCAGGGGGATCACCACTCCCTGAATTAATTCCCATTTCAGCATCGTATATCTCGTTCGCTAAAAACCACACATATTCGGGTCCATATTGCCACCCCGCTACACCACCGCCAGAGTAAGCATCTACCTTTTGTTGTGAGTGCAACGTATTTTGAGACACAACTACGTCTGTGGCGTGTTTAATCCACACCGTATTCTGCTTTACGTCATGGATGTCGTTTTTCCCTATGTAGACATGGTGTATCCTGTCCCTGTAGGTGCTTTGTGCTTCAATCTGTATACCATCCCCAATGCAGTCATTAATTGTACTGTTGGTCAACCACAGATTGTCTATTACTCCCGCTAACCCCACTCCGTGAGCGTCAGTATCTACACCCAACACAAGTTTTCCTAAATCGTGAATGTAAAGGTTGTCCAATACAACATTGGATACCGAGTTATCGGCGATATGATAACCCCAACTCCCAACGCCAACGCCGCCAGTCTTTATGTCGTTACCAGAAAATTCACAGTTTCTTATAACAATATTACTTTGCCCTGATGTATTTGGTATTCTTACGCCTAAAGTAGTATTCGCGTTGTCTTGAGAACCGAAGTGCAGATTCTCTACAATTACATAAGTACCGTAAAGATACAGTTGATTCGTTACTTGCGTCCTGTCAGCGTAACTTGTACTGCGAATAAATACTGCATTATCCGCCGATCCGTTTGCTGTTATGCTCAACGTTCCACCTTCGTCGTAAGTGGCCCCATGTATCTCAACAACAGACCCCGCCGGAATTGTATGGGGAATGGTCTGGCGCGGAGCGGAGGGAGTACCGTAAGTTCTTCCGGTGTCGTCGCCGGTTAAATAGTTGATATAATAAAACCCTCCTGTCTCCGTATCCCACGGTGAAGGAACTGCGGTAGCCGTTTCGTTGATACCAAAAGGCGGTTCTGGAATCCCGATTATCGGCGTCCATGCGGCATCAGCCACAACCGCAAACAAAACAAGGACGATCGACGCAAGTATACCCCTCACGATGGGTTGTCCCCGATAGTGGCGTCATCTACCCTGATTTTGTCAAATATCGCATCGCACGATGACGTGGGTGCACCATAAGTTAACCGCAATTGCAATCTGGTGGCATTTGCCGTGGACGTGCCATTTGTAGACTCCGCGTAATTATTGCCGGAGGCTGGCCTAACTCCGTCGGTTGAAAACGCTATAGAAGAGAATGCATCCGCTCCCCCACCCTTTAAGTATCTTATCCATACATGGTACACAACATTGTCTGTTATTGTTCCGACAGTTGTTCCTGCTGTCCCGCCCACAGAGGTTATTTTGAATTTTGCAGTTCCACCCCCCCTGGACACATACGCTCTGGATACGTTATTTCCTCCTGCGTCCTTGAGGTCGAAAACAGTATAATCCGTAGTAGTGGTGCCAATATAAGGATACTTAATTAAGAAATATATCTCCTGCGCTTGACCATCAGTGGGGGTAAATGCTGTATATAATTCCTTGGTTTCCGCGTCGGTCTTTACTGCCATTTCGAGGGATTGTGTCCCCTCCAACACGTTGTCCGTATAATCTGGATCTGGCGTTCCCCCAACAACAGTCCACGCTCTATCGTACCCCACTGAGTTGTCGAACGATTCGGAGGCAAGGTATGTAGGCGGTGCCGCTCCTCCCCCCCCCGCCGCCTTCTTCTTGAAGTACATGAAGTCGTCAGCCTGCGCGAACGAGGACGCGACCGCGAGGAGGATGATCCCTTGCAGGATGCGATAGATGGCGTTTCGCATGGGCTACTCCCGATACCTGATCGTGCAGGAAAACCGGTTACTTGCCGCACCTACGGACGTTGTATCCCATTTCAGCGATGCACCCGCAGCGATAGCCGCGTTCTCAAAATCAGCCGCCAACACGGTCACTCCCGCCTCCGCATTCGTGATCGTCCAGTCGGTATCGTCTACCCTCACGCACGAGGCATTGTTGTCGGCGGCGCACTCGCTCATAAATCCGACTACGTTATCGGTAGACGCGAAACATTTAATGGAGATCAGCGTCGAGGCGACCGGACTCCACTCCGCTCCGAGGAAGATACCGTCATCGGTAGCCGCCGCGTTGTCCCAACCGAAGGACTTTGATTTGACCGCCCGCACCAGTATCACGTTGTCGGCAATCGTGTTGTCGTAAATGGTGAGTGCGCCTGTCGTCAGGTTGTACGCGTAATCCCCGGCGGTAGTCAGATTGGAAGCCGCCCCGGAGTTTGCCACGTTACCCTTATGGGTCCCGTTAGCCGCAGAGGAAACGAACTCGTCTGCCGTCACCGTCGTGAACGTACCCGCCGACGCGGTCGTGCCGCCGATCACCGTGTTGTCTATCGTGCCGCCATCGGTGCCCGCGACGACCACCTTCGGGGCGGTCACCGTACCCGTGAACGTGGGGGAGGCCAGCGTAGCCAACGCCGACAGCGGAATCTGGCCGTCCTTGATCGACACGTTATCCGCGCCCCATGTGACTACGTAATCCTCCGTCGCGGTAGCGGGGCCGGTAACGGTGCCCACCCCCGTCACCCCGGTGATCGACCCGCCGGTGATCTGGACGTTATCGGAAATGAAGGGGACGCCGGAGGCAACAGCCACGTTGTCGCCGGAAAGACTTAGATATCTACCCGCTTCCGCTAACAGATACGTGGCGGTAGTAGTGAAGTCCAGGTACCCCACGGAAGCGCCCGTATTATCCGACCCGCCAAGGTAGACCTCACCGGTCGAATAAAACCGCAACTTTCCCAATGCAACATTGTCGGCGGAATAATGCGTTAAAATAATCCTGTTGCCGGATGGCTGCTCGAATACGGAGTAACTGTTGTCGTCCGCGACGAACTTCACGTGCCGCAAGTTCACCGCATTGTCCGCGATGTCCCCGCCCACGATCGTGTTGTCGAGGATATGCGCCGAGGTGACGGAGCCGGTGGTGAGGGTGGTGGAGCCGCCACCGCCGATCACGTTGAACGGATTCTCGGCGTAAGCCCACGCCGCGAGGAGGATCAGGAACAGGGTGAGGAAAAGTTTACGCATGGGGGTCTCCTTATCTCTTTAAAGTGAAACCGGAAATCCAAATGTCGAACGAGGAATTTGCGCCCTTGTAGTAGAACGTCTGGCTTTCGATTATCGGGAGGAAGAAAGAGTACGGATACTCTCCGCCCGCCGAGTCATCGGATATGACCGTCGATGCGTTCGCGCCGTCCGAAAAGGTGGTGGGATTCGAGTACAGGATTCCCGGCCCCTGATAGATGGACATTTTCCCGAAGACGCTCTTTGTGATGCTTGGCGGTACAGCCGCGTAGGTCATCGCACCACCCGCCGCAAGGTTCATCGTCGTGGTGTTGTGGTCGCCGCCAGCGTCGTTCGCAACCTTCTGTGCCACCGCCCACGTATAGAGATCGTCCACAATCGTGAACTCCGCAATGTTGAACGGGGTTGCCGTCGCGTCCGTCGTACACCACCCGACCAACGCCTTGTACGTGTACCCGGACGGCATCACGGGATCGGTCGCAGAAGTGGATGCAAGCCCCGCCGTGGTCGCACCGTTGTCGATGACGTACAGGAAGTACCCCGTGTTCGCGGCGATGGTCCCGTTATCTAACCCGTTTGCTCCGGCAACGTCCAAGTTGACCGTGAGGGATACGGTGGATAGAATCCGCGCCGTGTTCGTGTTGTCCACCGCGACCACCTGATCAGCGGTAATGGTGACGGATTGATTGTCGGCCGGGGTCGTGATCGTCAATCCCTTGTACGCGCTGAGAATAGTGGTGGACGTGGTGATGGAAGGAGTGCCCCATGTACCGTCACCCCGAAGATACGTGGAGTTGGATGCGGTACCGGAAGCGGCCAACTTTCCAGCGGCAATCGTGTTATCCAGAATCTTCGATGACGCGATGGAGTTGTCGAGGATCTTCGCGGAAGTAATCGTGTTGTCTATTAGGTCCGCACCGTTGACCGTGTTGTCGGTAAAGGTAGGGGTGCCGGATACCGTAAGCGTAGCCGTCGTCACGCGCCCCGTGAACGTACCGTTGTCGAAGCCGCTGATGTTGCCGGTGGAGTCGCCGGTGAGGGAACCGTAAGATCCCACCGCGCCGACGTTATCCTTCGTCCAAACGGTCACGTCGGCGGAGTCCACGAGGACGAGCTTGATCGTCCCCGTGAACCACACATCGGCTTCCCCGTTGGCATCCAGGACCACCGGATTCGCGTTCGCCACGGTCCCCGCGCTCGTCGTGTACGTCGTCGTCGGAGTCGTGGTCCCCGGCAGGTACGTGTAAAGTTTCCCGCCGGCCAGAGGGTCACTGGTCCCGGTCACGAACGCCTTGAACCGCGGGTAAGGCAGGATGCTTTGGGTCGCAGCATCGGCGGTCGGAGGCATGACGACGGGATGAATACCGAGCGCGGCGAGGAAGAAGAGATGCGCGAGCAGGAGCGACCAGAACTTCGATTTGCGGAACGTCATGGGCCGGGGACCTCCGTGGGGATCTCTTCTTCTTCGCCCTTCTTGTTCGCCGTCACGCCAAGGCTCAAGATTACGAGCTGATTGTTGATCCTACGCGCCACTTCCTTCGGAGCCTGATTCTTCGCCGCCATCATCAGCGTTTGCGCCAGTTCAGGGTCGTACATAGCACGAGCAAGCAACTTATTCAACTCCGACTCGTTCAGATTGCTGACTAATTTTAGCCCGGCGCGGGCAAGCCTCCCGGTGTACGAGAGGCCAGGAATGCGGTCGAGTACCCTGCTCATAACGCCTTGGGCCATCGACAACTTCTCGAAGGTATCGGACCCTCCTCCGACCGGGGACTTCAGCGACCGCGCCTGAATCTCGATCGCCTTCTGCACGTTCAGCAGGGCGTCCAGTTTTTGCGGCTCATCGTTGTACAGGATACGCATGGCCGGCTCGTACTTCTTCATGTTCTTGAGGATTCCCGCGGGGCTGATTATCTGGTCCCCGGCGACCGTTTTCGCAGTCGTTTCGGCCTCGGAGATGATGAAATCCTTGAACGCATTCTTCAATCCGAGCAGGGCCTTCTTGTCGATCACGCCATCGGCATCCTTCAGTTGACCCATCAGTCGCCGCATCGTCTCGCCGGTATTCTTCCCGCTGATGCCCTCGGCCCCCTGCATGGCGGCCTTGATCGCCTTGTCGGGATCGGCGTTCAGCAACTTCGACGCGACCGATTTGCCGAATTCGACCTGCATCGCCTTGAGATCGTCGAGCGCCACGTAGGCGTCACGGACGTTGGCGAAGTCGTCTTGGATGCCGAATTTCTCCAGCACCCGACGATTCCGATTTACCCACGTCGCGAACTGTTTCGTGTTGATCTCGTTCGTGAGTTTGTTCACGGCGCCGGATTCCATCAGCAGTTCGGCCGCGTGCTGACGCATTACCGTGGCGGCATTCTCCTGCCCCACGGCGCGGATGAAATCATCGGCCCCGTCAATCGTGAACAACTTGCCTGGGATCTGTGCGTCCGGGACGGCGCGACCGCTCGCCTGACCACCCCTCTGAAGCACCTTCCCGACCGCCCCCGACCGGAACTTCAGGTAGTATTCGCGGGCGAAGTCTCGCGCCACTTGGTAGGCGTTTTCGCCGCCAAGTGCGGCCTCGATGTCGGCGTCGATCGCATTCCTCAACGAGTACAGTCTCCGCGCCATCGGCATGTTCGGGTTCGCACCCGTCACGGCATCCGATATCTGCCGCCCGATGTCCTTCCGGAGCGAGTGCAACTCCTGAAATCCACGCTCACCAATGTCGGACATTGCCGCGCTGACGCGGGCCGTAGCCTTCGCCAATCGGTCGGCGTACACGTCCTTGCTTCGCCCGAGGACGGGATTCGATTGCAACCACTCCACGAACGTCGATTGGTCAATCTTCTCGCCAGCGGCGAAACCCGGAATCTCACCTTCTTCGGCCAACTCCTTCGCCACCGTGTCCCACGTCACGCGGCCATCCTTATCGAACAGTTTGTAGAGATTGCGTTGCTGCTTCTCCTTCAAGACCACGGCGATGTCATCGGTCAATTTGATCTTCTGCTTCCCGTATCGCGAGAACGCCGTCTCAAGGCCCTTCTTCGCAAGTTTCTCTGCGCGTTCGGCGACCTTTGGATTCGGCGGGGGTGCCTCGGTTCCCGGCGGCAACGGTTCCGCATCCGTGACCTTCCCCTTCAGCACCTTCTTGATCTTCGCGATGATTCCCGACGGGTACACAGCCTCCTCGCCGGGAGTGAACTCCGCTTCCAAGGACTTCACGGCCTCTTTCGTCGCCGATGTCTGCACGGGTGGATTGCCCACTTCGGCGTAGAGAACATCCTTCTTCGCCTTCAGCGGTGCCCGCGCCTCTTCGATCGCCGCAACCGCCGCTTGCCCGGACTCCTGCTTCCCCGCGACCGGCAACGCTTCCCGCGCCTGATCGGCCTCGCCCTGCATCCATCCGACCGTCTTTTCGATGTTTTTTTTCTTCGTGTTCAGCGCGTCGATCACTTCATCTATCGACTCGTCACCCTTGAACTCGTTGGCAAGATAATCCTTCACCGCAACTTGGTTGACCGCTTTCTTCTCCGCCATCAGTTCGGCGGCGGTTTTATCGGGACCCGCCTCAAGTGACCGCTGCTTCTTGATTAGTCCTGGGTCGTTCGTCTTCTCGCCGATCGTGGCCTTGAATCCTGGAATTGCCTCCTCTATTTTCGTTGCGGCGGCGGCATTCTGGTCGTATATTTCCGATGTGCCGGAAATCTCGTTCAGGGTTTGACCGGCCTTCGTCCGCAACTGGCCCTCCGTCACGGATGGAGCACCACGCCTTAGTGCAGAGAACGCCTGCTGACCCTTGCGGTACAGATCAGGGCCTTTGCCGATTGCAACACCGCCCGCAATTTGCGCGGCAAGGTCGATGCCCGGTGAATCAGGGGCGGCTTCGCGAGCGATACCTGACGCTGTTCCCGCGCCGAAGGCCGTCTTTCCCGCAACTTTCGCCGCCTCGATAAGTTTCGGAATCTGCCCCAACTTCGGGGCGAGGTACGCTTCGGCGGCAACGCCGGGGATGACCATCGCGGGAATCTGCTCACCGATGCCTTCGATGATCTTCTCACCCATCGTCTCCGGTACGGGAGGATTCGGCATGAGGGTCTTCGTAACCTTGTCCGCCCTCAAGGGATGTTGCGATACGTTCCCGAGGTTGACGCCCGTCTTCTCGCTGATCCAATCGGCCACGCGCTGTACGCCAAGCGATTCGAGCGCACTCGCAATGGCATCCGGTCCCATCGCGGCAAGGTTCGCTGTCCCCTTCACAAGTCCGCCGGCGAGGACATCCGCGCTATGCGCCAAGTCCCGAGGCAACGCCCTCAGGGAGCGTGCGGGGGGCGCAGTTACATCCTTCTCGTCGATGACTTCCGCGCCTTCGGGCATACCGGCGTACTTGACTACTTCCGCCCCCTCCGGCATTCCCGCGAACTGAGGCATTTACTTCCATCCTCCCACGCCGTCAGAGGTCAGGATCTTGCCGTCTTTCGTCTTGATCTTCGTGCCTGCGGGCGCGATGTCTCCACCAGCCGATGCCTTGCCGACATCCTTCCTTCGCGTGGTCGCCTCGGACCCAATACCTGGTATTCCGCTCCACAGTCGATCCACTTGGATGTCGAACTTGTCGAGGGCGGACAACCCCATCTTCTTGTTCGGCGTGCGCGTACTCGGGATCATCTCCGCGATGGCCGCACGGAGCATGTCGGACCCCTGCCCCATGCCGCCGACGGTACGCAGGGAGAACGAACTTTCGCGAAGGTTCCTGATCGCCGTGACGTACTCGATTTCCTCCGGGGTCAGCGTCTTCGCGAAGTTGGAACTGATGAACGACTTCAGCAGGCTGCCGTCGTCGTTGACCCGCAGTTGGTCCGCGAACTTGAGCAACTGCGACTGCGAGAAGTTTTCGTGCTTGAGCGACTTGAGCGCCTTCCGTGCGATCTCGGATGACGTTGCAATTTCCTCCATGATCGCGTTGCGGGACTTCAGCTTCGTTGCCAACTCCGCGCCCACGTAGCGATCCCCGATGCCGAGCTTCTGATTCGCCCTGTTCGCCTCGTTGATCTCCCCCCGCGTTCTGAGTGCCACGGTCCCCGTGTTCGCATCATAGACCGACACGGGAATTTCCATGACCATCTGGAGCCGTTGCCGGCCGTATTCCTCGGCACCAAGCTTCTTCTCGCGCTCGTAGGCCCACGCGAATTTCTTCTCCTCGGCGGTGACGGGATACCTCACCGGATCGTTCATCTGGACACGCTGAAGGATGTCCAGATACTTCTCTTTCGGCGCCTCCGGTTTCGGCTCGCTCGTCTTTGCAATCTTGGCGTTGTACGCCAACACATCAGGGTTTTTCTCCGCCTCTTCAGGGGTATTCCCCGCCGCAACGAGCGCCGCTTTCTTGGCGTCTCGTTCGCGGATCAATTTCCCGATGTCGGAAGTATGCGCCGCCTCGGTGGACGCGATCGCCTTGAACCCCACGATCTTCGGCACCTGCTTGCCGTCTACCGTGACGTACCCCTTCGTCTTGATCTCGTAGGTCCCCGGTGTGGCGTTTTCGAGCGACTTGCGGACGATTTCGTTCCCCGCCATCGGGATCAGGGCCGCAAACTGTTCCTTGCTCGTGAACGCGGATTCCGTCTGTGTTTCACCCTTGCCGGTGACGACGAGCCGCTGATTCTCAGGGCCGTCCGGGTCGCCAAGGAATCCGACGACATCTCGAAGCGCGTTGCTCTTCTTGGCGGCGCGAAGGAGCGAATCCATCATCGGTTGCCCATCTGCGCCCAAGTCTGCCGCCGATTTCAGTAGGACTTTGAACGTATCACGCGCTTCCTTCATCGCCTCCATGCGTGCGCCTTCCCGCGCCATGTACTGCCCCTCTGCCTCGGGAGAATAGGGGATGCGTCCACCACCGACAGGTACGACACCGGGAGTTGCGGGGCGACCGTTGAATGTCTCTGGTGGCGGTTGAGTAAGCGCATTTGCCGGTTGCAGCATGGCCGCCTGCTCAGGAGTCATCCCGGACATCAACCGTCCCGTCGAAGGATCAACCTGTTGCCCATTCGTAGATATAGGCAACGCCCAAGGAACCGCAGGGGCGGGTGCCGCCGCAGGGGGGCCGGGAACCCCCGTAAAGGCGTTTGCGGCGGCCGGAGGGGGAGCGGGTATATTGGCGGCGGCAGCGGCGGCCTGTGGCCCCGTGGCGCCCATGTTCATCAACTCTTCGATTTTCGACTCGTGTACCGCCTTGTTTCTTTCGGCTTCTTGCGCCTTTATGAAGTTGATGCGGTTTAGATACTGTTGCTCCTTCAACATCTCCGCCTGCCGCATCTGCTGAAGCGGGTTGTTCTGCATCTGCTGACGCTGCATGAGCGCGTTCCCGATCTCGGGAATGCTGATGTACGGCGTCTCGGCGATCATTCGGTAATCGACAGGCATCGTGACCCCCTACACCCAGAGCGCATTGAATTGATCTTGGGAGATGTAATCCGCGGCCGGTTGCTTGTACATGTAGTACGATGCGATTCCCTTTTCGAGATCGCGCACTCCGCCGGCCATCGCGTTCGCCCCGGCGACTTGTCCTTGGGCGATGTTCTGGCCCGCCTGGTTCAAATAGTTCGCCATGACGTTGCCGGTCTGCACGCCAAGATTCCCCATCTGCTGACTCTGCACCTGTCCCGTGCCGGACATGCCCGCCAAGCGGTTGTACACGTTCTGGAACTCTTGGGATGCGAGGTTCTGCCCGAAGTCCTGAAGCGCAACGCCCATGTTCCCGGAGCCGTAATTGCCCGAAGCCGCACCCGCCGCCGCGAGAGCGTTGACCCCCTCCTGCTTGCGGAACTCGTAGCCGGGGTCCATGAGGGAACGCCAATCCTGCGATTGCGTTTGCGTGGCAGGTTGCGTAGCAGGGACCAAGCCCCCGCCCTTGGCGTTGTACTCGGCCATTTTGCGTGTATAGTCGGCCCAATCCGCGTTGTACTTTTCCATCTGCGAAGCAGAATCGGCGTAGGCGGGATTCCTTACACCTCCGTAACCGGTGTCAGGATCAGGAGGGGTTATAAATTCCGACACGTTTGAATTGAACGTCGGTTTCGTCGGGGCGACAGGGGCGGTGCCACCTCCGGGAACGAGAGCATTGCCACTCTGATACTTCGGCAACCCCATCATCGCGTTCAGGCGGTCGAGGGCGTTGCTACCCGACGTGAGCCACGGCTGCATCGAAGCCTGCTGCTCCCGGAACATCTGCAACTGAGTCCCTGATGCGTCCTTGGATGCTTCGGCCGCAGTCGCGGCGGCATCTTCAGTGGCGCTTGATTGCATTATTCCAGAGATGACGCTCATAAGACCTCCCGCATGTAATGCGATTCGATCAGTTCATACCCGCGGCGTTCGTAGATGCGCGACAACACTTCAGGGAAGGAATCGGCGAGGTGGATGATGGCAACTCTTTTGCATCCGGAGATTTTCGCCCATTTTTCGTAGGCATCCAAGAGTCGAAGTCCCTCTCCCCGGTCCTCCGGATTTGTGAACCAAAATATCTCTATTGCCGTGAGAAGTCCACAATGAATATCGGGCACTTTGATCGCGCCAAGCCCGCCGATCAGCCGATCATCTTTCTTCAGCGCGAAAACAATGCCCGTACCGTTCTCCAACCACTTCATCCACACGCCGGTAGCGTAATCCACGTCCACCTTGACGTGCCGGGAGAAGCCACCATCGTATTGCTTGGCGAGCAAGAAAATGGCCTTCGCCTCCTCGACCGTGGCGACAGTTACCGTCGTCATTGACATACGGCATCCGGGTAGCACGACATCCCCTTCGACTCCGCAAATTCATGGAACGCCTGCGACAGAACTTCACGGTCCTTGCCGAAGATTCCCGGCTTCGCCTTGATGCCGGCGAACGGTTGCAGGAGCGACGGGAACACGTTGTACTTCTTCGGGGCCGCCATGAACTCGGCCATGATGTCTGTCACCGACTCACCCTCGAATCCCAAGAGCAGATTCCCGTGGTACTTGATCCCGTGCTTGTGGAGCAGGTCAAGCGTCCTCACGTTGTCGGCAACGAACGTCTTCTTCCCCATCATGTCGAGGCGCCGTTGAACGAACGACTCCACGCCGACGACGAAGTATTCGCACCCGGACTTCTTCGCCGCGACCGCCATCTGTTCATCGAACCGATCCGTCCGAATCGCCGCGGACCATTTCAATCCACGCGATGCCATGCCGTCGCAGAACTCCATGAAGCGCGGCTTCTTCACGTTCAGGGTGTTGTCGCAGACCACCAGCATCGTGATCTTGTACTTCTCGCGATAATGGTCTATCTCGGCGAACACGTCGGCCAACGGTCGCTCTCGGTACGCGCACGTCTGGACGCAGAACGAGCACCGGAACGGGCAACCACGCGAGGTCATCACGCCCATGTAACGAACCGAATGCCGCTTGTGGTACTCGTCGATGCCGAAGCCCTCGTAGTCGGGCCACGGAATCTCGGTGAATGGGATCGGTGGGCATTGGAAGATTCCTTCCTCCGCGAGCGCATCGGCCAAGACTCCTTCGCCCTCTCCGGCCACCACGGAATCGAAGTACCGCGCCATCTCCTGCGACCGGAACGTCGCGAGTGCGCCGCCGATCACGGTCTTCACGCCCTGCGCCCGCGCCTGCTCGGACATGGCCTTGTTGAGCTCCAAGAATTCATCGCCGCCGGTGAACAGGACCACATCGTAATCCTTGAACTTGATGCCCTTGAATTCGTGCAGATTCAGGTTGAAGAAATCGACCGCGTGGCCCAACTTCTTCGCCATCGCGGAGATGTAGAGCACCCCCAACGGAGCGAAACAGGGGTCGTGAATGCTGACCCCGTACCGCGGAAGTATGAGGCAGAGTTTCACCCTCTATCGCTCCACGATGATGTGGACCTTGGCGTTGCTGCCCGCCGTCGAATTGCAGATCGAGGCATTCCCCACCGTGTCCACCCCGGCCCACCGCCCGGTAGAACCTGCCGTTATCACCGTACCAACATTGTCCACGGAGGGCGTCTGCTGGAACCCGATTCGGATCCCGTATGTCTCGGGTTGCAAGGTGACGGCTTTCGGGGGGGAGGTGTTTTTCAGCCACGTTCCCCCGCCGGCCACGAACGCCGCTTGAACCGTGACAGCGGCATCGGCCGCGAAGGTGTAATCCTTCGATTCGGATTCTCCCATGACCGAGAACACATCCGGCCCTGCGTAGGCGCAGATCGGAATCACCATCAGAGCAAGAGCCAAGATCAACCAGATAGATCGCTTCATTTCGTGCCTCCTTATGGCTTCGATGTACCGAGATCCGCGAACGTAAGAACGCCAAGGGTTGATATCGTTCCACGCCAGTAATGCGGCGTCCCCTGCGTATCCTTGAGCACCAACCCCTTCGTCGCAAGGTCCACGATCAGGTCGTCGGTGGTGTCCACGCCCTTCGTGGTCCGACTTGCTGCTGAGAGTCCTGCGTACCCTGAGGCGGCGTCCTTTGCCGTGGTGACTTCATGCCCTGAGTGCGGCGCCGCGGCCCCAAGATGTGTGTCTACCTGCGCGTGGGTATTGGTCCCCTTGCTGGCGAGGTTCACGTGGTCTACTTGTGCTCCATCGCCGCCGCTGTGGTCGTGGGAATCGCCGTTCGTCACGCCCTTGGCGATCGGAGCGAACAGCAACGCTCCGCCAATGTCGAACAGTTGCCACGCCCCGCTCGTGTAGAAGTAGATGCCCGCGCCCGATGACGAACCCCCTGGGTCCCAATTCACCCCGTCTGCGTAGGCGAGCAACCCTTCCGAAGGATTATCCGGGGCCGACTGGCCGAAGTTGGACGCGCCTGGGTCGATCAGTTTCGACACGGTTTCGTAGTAATCCGACAACCGCTGGAACCACTCCTGCCACGCCGGGGAAACGACGATTACCCCGTTCGGGCCGGCCGTTCCGATCGGCGTCCTGATGGGGGCCGGGGTCCTCATGTGATGTCCGCGAACGCGCCGACGATCACGCGCTTTACCGGGTCGGAAATCGTGAGTTTGAAGATGCGATCGCGGGACGCCCCGAGGCGTTTCCACGACATCCGCTTCTTGTACTCACCGATCTTGCCCATCGACTTGTAGTATTCGTTCGACCACGTTTTCGCACCGTCGTCCGACCACGAAAGGCCCGCCTGCGGATCGAGTCCCTGCCCCGTTTGCGTCCCGACACCGGATTCGATGTCAATATGCAGGCGGTGATACGACAGCAGCCGGCCATCGTTCTTGTCGGCGAAGTGCTGCGCCTGCCGGATTGACGTGAGCGCATACCCGGCGTCGTCGTAGGTCGCCGCGGACATCTCGTAAATCTTCCCGTTCGCCCGATAGTCGCCGACCAGGTGCTTTCCGGCGAAATATGCGTAGCAGTTCCCCGTGTGCCGGCGCACCGATGACGCTCCACCGATGTACGTGGACCGCTCGTGCCAGAAATTCGTCGTCGCGTCGTACACGATGGTCGCGTTCGCGGTCGGGAACGTGAGGACGTAGAACTGATGACCGGAATCCGAGTACATGTACGCGATCGCGTCCGAAATCGTCGCAAATTGACCGATCTGGTAGTTGATTGCCGGCGGGGATATGACCTGCGGCACGTTACCCGCCAATTTCACGACACCGACGAACTTGCTCCCCTGATTTTCGCGGATGCTCCCGAGGAAGAATACCGCCCCGGCGCCGTGGGCCACCGAGAAGGCGGCGGCGTTGCCGAATTCGATCACGGAACCGGCGATTCGGGAGAACGGCGACCCCTGGGAGGTCGGAGTCCCTGCGTTGTACCAGACTTCCGATGTCTCACTCTTCAGGAACCACAACTGATTGTGCGCGGAGATCACCGAAACGATGGCGTCAGGCGAGGCGATGATCGAAGCCGTCGCGAGAGCGTTCCACGTGGAACCATCGTACAAGTTGCTGACAGCATAGGCCATTTTCCCCGACCCGAACACGATGAAGTACCCGTCCATGTACGCCGCCATGACCGGATTGGCGGGAAATCCACCCCCGGAAATGGTCGAAAACGCCGATGTAGCCACGTTGTACAGGTATCCGGCGGTCCCGTCTACCACGATCAGTTGATTCCCGCCGATGCCGGCCGACGCTAACCCGTTGTTTTTCATGGAAACAGGTCCGGTCGAGGTTTGAAGCGTACCCAATTCGGTACTTACTCCCGCCGTCGTCACGGAATACAACTTGTTTCCCGACACGACGAACATGACGGAATTGAAAATGTGCTGACCGCGGATCACACCCGACCCGACCGTGGCCCAAAGCGCCGTCCCTGGGGTCCCGATCACGGAAACGACGCTCTTGGAATCTTCTTGGGAGACTTCGGGGTAAAAATTGATGGCACGGGAGGCGTCGATGGCACCGGATACCGCGTTGTAAGTGCCACCGACGAACGGGATTTTCACCGTTTAATCCCCCGTGTTGATGTTGAAGCCACCGCCAGTTTGACCGGGTATCTCCATGCCGCAGATCACCTGCTTGGAATTCATCGCCTCGATCACGGCCCGCGCCCGCTGCGCCTCGCGCTTTATGGCATCCGGCACCGGGGCGCCCTTCTCGGAGAAGTACCCCGGCCACAGATCCACCGCCAAATTCAGCCGTAATGCCCTCAGGTACGCCGGAGCGAGCGTGACCGCATTGGCGACCGCCGAGAACTCCGTTAGGGGCTTCTGACCACCAAAGAAGAGCGTGTACGTGGTCGAACTGTCGGGCAGAGGGTAGAGATTGATCGTTCCCTTGTGCGCCGCCTGCTGTGTCGCCCCCGGATCGTAGTAAAGCGACTCAGGACGCCCCGTGCCGGTCTTGTCGCCGTAGGAGTTCCACTCGCCCAAGGTCACTACGCGCACAACGGAATCATTATTGTCAGAGTCCCGAACGAACGCCTCGGTGATCGCGGTCGGTTTGGACGATGTAATGTCCGCCCCGGACGCTCCGATCGTGTAGGTGCCATCGCTCGCCGTGAGGACCTGGCTCTCCATGACCGTCCCGACCACCATCGTGCTTTCTGCGGACCACTCATCCAAGAGCATGTTCAGGATCTTCAGGGCGTCGGCCGACTCGTCGGCATCCAACGCCTCGGACTTGGCGATCGCCCCGATGTCCAGAAGCGCGAGTCGGATGATGTCGTAGACGGTGAAGGTCATGGCCGGTTACTTCTTCCCCTTCAGGTGGTCGGCGATCCTTGATGCCGAAAATGGCGCCGACTTCGTTCCCGCCGCGGTAGGTTCGGGCGCGGATTCCCCCTCCTCCACGGCGACCTGCGCCTCGGCCAACTTCTTCGCATCGGCCTTGGCCTTCTCCTCGGCGTCGAGTTCCGCCTGTGCCGCCTGATCCTCGGCCAACTTCTTCGCCTCGGCTTCCTTGGCGGATTTCTCGGCCTGCATCTTTTCGAGGATCTTCTCGGCCTGCATGGCGACTTCGGTTTCGTGGATCTTCGCCGCGAGGTTCTGCTTCAACTCCTTCAGTTCCTTCTCGACCTCGGCGATCTTCTCCTTCAACTTCGGGATCGTGTTGAGTGCCGGCGGGACGAGCTTCCACCCGCGGGAGAGCGCCAGGTCCAGCGTCTCCTGGCAGTCCACTTCGATCACGTCATGCACGTCGTTGTACATCTTCCTCGGGAAACCCGACTCGTCGGCCATGTTATTTCTTCCCCTCTTTTTTATTTCTTCGCGTCATGAACGCCTTGATCGGTTCGGGTTTCTTAACCTTAGATTTCGGCGGCTTGCCCGTCGCGAGAGCCAAGCCGGTTTTCGACTGCGCGATCCGCGCCGCCTTCCCCTTGTCCATGCCCTCGGCCTTCATGGCATCGTACATCTCTTCGACCTTCGTTCCCTTGGGCATGGCGTTACAACTTCCCGCCGGTGCCCTTGCCCCCGCTGCACGGCACGTTCGTCTTCGCCGAAGGGGCGAACCCATGCTCGGCGAAGGCCGGCTTCGTGTTCGGGACGTTCGCTCCGCCGCTCTTGATGCCCTCTTTCCCCGTAACCGGCTTGATCTTCGCACCGCCCAACGAACCCGCCTTGCTTGATCCCTTCATTGTGATGCCTCCTCTTTTCTTTCGATTATCTCCGTCGTTGAAACACCCGGAGTTCTTGGCAACCATACCGTATTCGGCCACTCCTCGGGAAGCATATTCTTCTGCTCAACGGACTTGATCCAGACATCCGACATTTGTAGGTAGTGCCTCATGTTCAGGGTGTTGATTGCGATCACTCTGTCCGCGAACGGCCTGACGTTTTCCATCCGCTTCTGGAGAGATTCTTTCGGCCGATCGTGTCCCTTCTGGACCCTCACCCAATAATCCGTCATCACGCCGACGACGAGATAGTCGCATTCCCCGCGGCACTTCCCCATGAAGATCCGATGCCCCTCATGGAGCAGGTCCCATACGCCGACCGTGAATCCGATCTTCATGGTCGCACCATGTTGGCGGCTTGCTCCCACCAATTCTTTTTCGGTTGCGGGATGGCCCAATCCTTCCCGTACCGAGTCGCAAGATATTCCTCCGGCGGAGACGGAAAGCGCAGGTCGATGCCTCGGACATTGACGATTTTGGCGTTGTCGATCAGGTGCGATGGAACCACCACCGCCCCGAACTCGCTGAAATTCACGAAATCGCTTACTCCGCGAGTGTAGAAATAGATGTCGAAGATAATCCCATTCTTCACAAGCGCTAGTTGGCACTTCACGGGACCAACGGACGCTTCCGTGTGTACCTTGAATCCGCTGTCCATGAATATCGGCTTCAGGTCGATGTACCCTTCGACCTCCACGTCAAGGTCCGTGTCCCTTGCCAAGAATTCGTCGCTCAAGGCGTCCCGGTAGGCGCCGAGAGCTGTGCCGGCAGACACCCACCAATTAGTGTCGGCGAGCAACTTTGTCCCTTCCGACAGGACCTCAAGCGCGAGGGCGGGGTTCACTCCACATCCTCCCATCGGTGTGATATCCGGGGATCAACCGCTCTACCGCGATCTGAACCTCGGGAAAGTGAAAATCATCGCCGCAAAGGAACCCGCGCCCCCTCCATGCCTCAATGTCGGCCTTCACGTCGCCGTACTTATGCGACCCGTCCAAGTAGATCAGGTCGGCCTCCAAGTTCAATTTCGCGGCATCCAAGGACGGCATTACCAACGTAGTGATATTTCCGAATTTGCCCGTGTTCCTTCGGTACTCATCGTACAGATTCGGCATCAGGGACTTCACCGTACCCATGTAGTGCTCGTCGTTCCCCTTGAAGGTGTCTATCGCCGTTACGCGATCAACCCTGGCCGCAAAGAACGTCGTGGACTTCCCGAGGAAGCTCCCGATCTCGATCACCGATTTCGCGTTCAGACTCGCCATCAGGTCCTCAAGGTATTGCGCGTTACTCTCCGGGAACCACCCGAAGATGTCTTTGTAGCAATCCTTCACGCCGGAACGGCCACCTTCCTCAGCGGATCATTGCTCCCGCCAGGACACGACAACAGGAACTCGTGGTAATTGCCCTCCCACCCCTTAACGCCAAAATGAGTGATCGTCACCCTCGGCTCTACCCACAATTCTCCGCCGATCGAAACCCACCGCCGACAGAACGAGATGTCCTCGCCCATCGGAGGGATCCTGCCGAAGAAGTTATAGTGGTACGACTCCTTTCCGTCCTCGTCCTTGCTGCATTCGTACTTGTTGTCCGGCATTTTCTCAGCCAACTTCAGGAACACTTCTCGCCGGATTTTCATGAACCCCGTCGGAACGCCCCATGCGCTGATGAGGCCCGTCTTCGGGTCTACCTTCGGGGTCTTCAGTTCGTCGTCGTTCACGTTCAGGATGCACGAGTAGAAGTCCCATTGGTTCTTGCAGGGGTATCCGGCCCCCACAATGTCCACGTCCGCCTGAAGGAGATTCCCAAATCCATCGAGGTCCCACGCCATGTCCGAATCTATGAATATCAGGTGCGTCGCGTCCGTCTTCATGAACTCGTTCGCTATGGTGTTCCGCGCACGGTCCACGTAGGAATCTCCCGACAGGTCCCAATAGTCGCATTCGATGCCGAGCTTGTGAAGCAGGGAAAGCGTTTTCGCAAGACTGGAAATGTACGGGGAAAATCCTTTCATCTCGTAAAACGGGGTCGCGATGACGATCTTCAATCTGCCTCCATGAAGGGGAGGGGCCGCGTCCGGCCCCTCCCGCGTTGGTTTTGTTCTTCCGTTGCCGGCCTACGCCGACAGGATTCCGAGGCTCACGAGTTTGCTGTAGAGATCGTTCACCATCGTCACGAGGTCGTTCGCCTGCGTGGACGTGGAGAATCCCCACTTGGTCGTGGTCGTCGAGATCGCCGCGGTCGTCGCGACTGCGGCACCACCCGTGGAGGCCGTCTGCGCCACCGGAGTAGCACCGTAGAACCCGACGAGGCTCGCGGCGGCCTGCCCGATGACGATTCCATCGGGGTTGTCGTTGCCGATCTGCTGCTCCAAACTTCCCGTTTCGCTGTTCGGTGCGGTCATGAGGCTATCCTCCTTCTTGAGGGCTGGTTACGTGTGCCCAAGAGCGTTTCTTTCGGATGTCACAGATGGTGCTGATGCTCACGCCGAACTGCTGCGCGAGTCTGCTGTACGATTCGTTGCTTGCGCGGATGCCGACCACTATCTCAGGCGTGATCTTGTCGCTGACTCCCTTGTGGGCGCTGACGCGAACCGCGTGGACCGGTTCGATGCCCGAGATATGGGACCACGACACGCGCTGCTTGATGCTCCCGATCGTGGCGCCCTTCACCCCGTAGTCGGCGGCGATCGCCGTGTGCGGACGAGGGTCGATGAGGATGGCGCGGACCTGCTCCTCGGTGAGAATGGCGCGACCGGCATCCTCCCCGAAGGCCGCACGATGCCGACCCTTGGAGATTTTGTCGTTCATGTTGTCGCTCTCGGTCCCGAGGAACAAGTGCTCCGGGTTGACGCAGGGCGGGTTGTCGCACTTGTGGCAGACGCACATCCCACCGGGGATCGGCCCGTGGACGAGGGCATACGCGAACCTGTGCGCCCTTCGGTAGACGCGATCTCCCACCCTCCCCTTGAAACTGCCGTAGCCGTCTTGATCTTTCCCTGAAGTCCAGTTCCAGCAGGTATCGGTTTTCTGAACCTGTGCCCAGAACTTTTCCTCATCGGACAAACCACGGTAGACCCACTGCATTGTCTGACGGCCCATCGGTGATCCGTGTTTTCGGTTCCGCCGCCAGTGATTCACGCACATCCCGAGCGCGACGGTTTCCTTGTCGCACCCCTTAATGCAACATACCTTCGGGTCCGAGAAATAGTCCATCCCGGCCTCCTTGTGGGTTAATGACGTATCATCATTAACACCACAAAGGGGCGAGGATGTCAACTCTTTTTTGCCGAAGTATGCCATGTTCTATTGTTGTCCTACCCCGTGATTCTACACGCCAATTCAGGCCGTAAAGTCTTCCAGCCTCCGAGGACATCGATTCGACAGGGGAATTGGTCCGAATTGACATCGTAGGCCCGCACGATCCTCATCGAGATGCCGTCGTAGTTCTCGCGGGCCGCGAAATCCACGCCCTTCGGCAGTTCGAGGTCGGCCGTTCCGAGCGTGAAGGCGTCCTGGTGGTACGCCATGTTCTGCGGACCTTGGGAGCCGGTGGCGCCGAACCAGACCACCTTGTCGCTGGCGGTCGGCACGCGGTTGATGTTCCCATCGGCGACGGTCGAAGACGCGAGCTTCGGGGTCGGAGAGATCGCGACCGTCGTGGTGCCGCTCATCGTCACGTTGGCCGTAACGACGAAGGGCTGGAGGACGCCGGTGGACGCGCCGTTTTCGGGGTTGACCATGTAGACATCGGCGACAGTTAGGACATCGCCCTTCTTGATGGTCGCCGTTCCGCCGGTCAGGGACAGACTGGCGCCGGAACTCCACGTCGCCTGCACCGTGATCTCGCCGGAAACCGCCCGGGTCCCGTTGGTGTGCGTCGCGACGTTCTGGTCCATCGCGAAGTCGAAGTCGAGGGCGTTCCCCATCAGTCCCTTCTGGAACTGCTTGGAGATGATCCCCTGCGGGTTGTAGAGGCCGGAGAGGCCGTCCACCGAGGACGCCATCGCAGCGGGGCCGAGGATGCAGCGCCGGTTTCCGTCACGGGGGCAGGAGTTGTGGTCCAGGATCATGCCCGCGTTCAGGTAGATGCCGGGGACGGTGTACTTCAGGAGGCCCGTGCCGCCCGACGCCGAGCCGGGAGTCGTCGCGAACGTGCCGACGATGTTGTACACGTCGGTGTAGAGGGCCAGCCCCGCCTCGTCGATCTTCGAAGCGATCCGCGCCATCGCCGGCGTAAGGATGCGCTTGGAGAAATCGTCGAGAGAGAGGGTCAGTTCGGCCGAGGAGAACGACACGTCGATGCCCCATTGGGTGTCCAGCGAGAGCGAGGTGTACGCCTCGGACGTGTTCTGGACGTTGATCGCGGCGCCGGTACGGACGAAGTACCGGTTCGGTTTGCGGATGTTGACGGTGGACCCGATCTTCGCGCCGGACACGGCAAACTCTTTCGAGTACTGCCGGTTGACTCCGCGGGCGAAGGCGAGGTTGTTATGCAGGACCCGAAGTGCCTCGCGAGTCAAGGCGGTCGGGGTCAAGAGAGTATTGCTCATCTGCTTGCCTCCTTCTACGAGTGTGTACTGCTACTACTCAATCCGCTCGCCGGGTCCCTGAGTCCCGATGTGACAGGAGGCAGGCTTTACGTGCCTGATTCGCGCTTCCGTGCGGGCGACGAACCCCGCCTACGTCGTGCTTACGGAAGCCTTTCTGTACGATCAACTCCTTGCTGCGCCGAACTGCTGCGCGTTTCTTTTCTTCATGAAATCATCAATTGGAACTTTGTCAAGGTCTATTTCCGTGACCCCTGACGGAGTGAGCGACTTGATCGGCTCGGGCGCCTGTGAAACGCGCTTCGGAGGCTCTGGTGCCGGGGTCGCCATGATCTTCGCTTCGATGCGCCCCAACTCACGCGCCGCGGCCAACGGCGGCAGGCCGGCTATGCGTTTGCCCTCGGCCCGGTTGTCCGCGATGAACCGCAGGATCTTCGGGGCCACTTCCGACTCGCGAATGACCTCGGCCATCGCCTGACTGACCGGGAGCGTCCTGTCTTCCATCAGGTCCAGGATGCCGGGGTCCGTCTCGGCGGCCTTGTTCACGCGCTCCATGAAGGTCGATTGCGCCCTTGCGACCGACTCCTTGGCCCGCGCTTCTTCGGTCTGCTTCGCCATCAACGCGCTGGCTTTCCTCGTCGCGAACGCGGATTTGGCGATGAGCAGGTCATCGTAGGACCGCCCCGCCTTTTCGAACGCATCGGCCGTCAGCCCGACGGCGGCGAACTCCTGCTCCGTGGGCAGGAAATCCTCGATCCGCATCGGGGCGGGAGCGGCCGGCACTTCAGGCTTGGGGCCGCGCCCTTCGGACAGACCGCGGAAGTATTCCGCTTGCCGCTTGGCCTCTTCACGCTCGGCGATCAGTTTGCGGATGCGAGTTTCGGCACCCTCGCTTGTGGCCGGTTCGACCTTGGGTGTTGTACCTTCCGCCGCCCGCTTCGCCTCTTCGGCAAGCCGCGCATCCTCGGTCGCCTTCGCCGCATCGTCCACGACCGGCGCAGGGGTGTCGTCCGCCTTCTTCGGTTCGTCCGTTACGACTACGACTGGTTCGGCCTTGAGTGCTACGTCCGCCGCCGTACCCTGTACTGTCTCTTCCGGTGTGCTCATCCGTCCCCTCCTATTTTTTCGTCCTGGCCTTCACGAAGTCGTCCATCGACCCCTTCTCGTAGGGGGTCTTGCACGCGATGTTGATCTTCTGGATTTGGATCGACAGTCCACGATTCTTCTTCCCGCCCTGCATCTGGTCCGAACGCTTCGATGTCACGCATCCCTTGGCCGTGATCGTCACTTCTCCGTCGGCGTCCACGCCATCGAACAGTTCGCCCATCTTCGCCAACTGTTCCTCGTCGAGCGTGATCCGAAGTCCGTAGGGGTACTGGTCGCGGCCCTCGCCTCCGATACATGCCGGGGCTTCCGGTCCACCCTTTGCGCTCTTCTTCGGAAGTTTCAGGTCCACGAAGTCCATCGTCATCCTCCTACTGCGTCATCTGAGGCGGACCGCCTTGTATGGCCGCGTCCGCCGGGTGGTCGGGCCCCATCACTTCCTTGAGCAACCCGAGTACGACGTTTCGTACCTCGCCCTTCGCGTCCGACAACTCCTTCACCGCCTTGATCTGCTCGACCTTCTGCCGCTCGATCTGCACGGAAATCTTCTTGTTCTCCAACTCCAACTTCTTCATCTGGACCTGCACCTGAATCGGCGGAGGTTGTGGTTTGATGGGCGGGTCGCCGGGGCGCGCCTCAAGGAGCGCGGGCGGCAGCCCCTTGCGGAGTCGCGCAGCGAGACGTTCCGAGCCGGGGAAGTCCATGTTCTCCACGAGAATATCGACGCCCACGCCCATCTTGTCGGGCATGGAGTTCATCAGCGTGAACATGTTCTGTGACGCTTCCTGACGCTGCGTGGTGTACGACGGACCGACCGACACGATCACGTCGTACTTGCCGATAGTGATGTCGTTGAACCGCGCATCCGGGCCGCTCTTGCGGATGGACTCCTGCAACTTATTGGGGTCGAGTCCGAAGTACCGATTCGGATTCTTGCGGATGTTCTGAAGCGCACCGCCCGCCGTCGTGTTGATCGGCACGAACGTCTCGGACTCATCCACGTTGCGAAGCCGCACGTCGCGCTCGGTATCGTACACCTCGGGGATCATCTCGTTGATGATGCGTCCGGAGTGCGCGATCGACCGGGAGAGATTGTCCAGGAACGCGAACGTGCCGACATCCCCCGGCGTCTGTCGTGCAATGATGGCCGGCGCGGACCGCTCGGGGCCGGGAGCGCCGACATCCGCCGCGAACATTCCGATCACCTGCTTCAAGTTCTCGTGCGCCGACTGACGCTGCGCGAACAGGGCCATCGGTGGGTCGCCGGCGTGGTTGCGAATAGGCGTCTGCATCGGTGAGTTTGGGTCGATGTTGTACTTCAGGTACGGGAAGTTTTCCTCGTGCGCGGTCGCGTAGTCGTTCTCGTACCCCTTTATCATCGCGGCCGTGACGAGCCACGGGGCCTTCGGGGCGATGGCGACAGTCTCCGCGCACGAAGTCTCCCAATAGTTCACCAGGCGTTGCGGATCCTTCGCGTCCCGGATCATCCCGCGGACGTACCGCTTGCCCTCGATGTTGCGCTCTTTCCCGAGCACCAACACGATCGGGATGTACTTTCCGGGGAAATATTTTTCGTCGCCGTCCATGCCCTCGATCACGTCCGCCCCGTTGATGATGTACCGACGGATCTTGATGATCTCGGTGTCCTTCGTCTTCGCGATCTCGGGCTTCGGTCCGATCGTCATTTCGATGATGGCGTCCGCCGGGGGCGCCGGGGGGGCGGCTGTCGGTGGTACTGCCGCCATGTCCCCGGCAATTGCCCCTTGAGGCTCTGCACCCACCTGTGGTACGGCCGCGGTGGACGAGTCCGGGCCGAATGTCGGAGGGGAACCAACGGCGGCTGCTGGCGGTTGCATCGCTGCCGCCGCCGCAGCTTTGGCGGCGATTGCCGCTCTGATCTGTTCCGCTTTCGCTTCCCATGCGGCAACGGCTTCCTGCGCCTCTTCGAACGGCACCACCATGCCATCGGAGAACTGCGCCATCTTCTTCTTTTCCGTCTCGCGGGTGAAATACTCCGCGACCGTCACCGTGTTGTCGTCGTACCACATCTCGTTCGATATGCCGAGGCCGGTCTTGAGCGAATCAGTCGGGTACTGCGCGTTAGGCCATCGTTCGTCGAACTCTTCACGCGGCATCCGTTGCAAGACGAACCCGTACTTCGCGTCGGCGAACGTGTCGTCCTTGCAGTCCGGGTCGAGGTACACGAGGAACGGATTCTTGATCGCCTCCTCGTAAATCTCTTGGATGAACGGATTCTCCTCGGTGTACCGCGTACAGATGCGCCACGCTCCGTAGCCGCACGACACGGCCATCTCGAACGCCTGATCGTAAATCTGCTCTGCGCGTGACAGGTACTCGATGTTACGGACGATGCCCTCGCGAATTCGCGCCAGATGCACATCGGCCTTCGAGTCCACGGGCCTGATCTTGATTCGCGGGCGATTGATCCGCTCCTCGCCGACGATCTGATCGACGTACTTCGGGAGGAGATTGATTTGCAGGCAGGGACGCTTGCGGCGCTTGCGGAGTTTTACTTCCTTTTCATCCCACTGCTCGCCGTTCAGAAAGCGCAGGTCTTCGAGTGCGTTGGCGCGGTTCTCGTTGTCGTTGTCCACGCACCGCTTGAGCCGCTTGTTCGCAAGTCGTAGAACTTTTTCTTTCGGTGTTTCGTTCAGTCCGCTGTTGTCTTTTTCCTTGCGGGCCAACTTACCGTCTCCCCTTCGCTTCCTTCGCGTTACGGACCCGGATGAATCGCTCGGTTGCCGTCTCTTTCTTGGCCGGGATCACGCGCTCGCCCTTGTGGACAAGCGCCACACCGGTCTTCTTGACGATGCCGCCCTTCTTGTACGATTGGAGTTTCTTCAGGTCTTCGATTTCGTCGTCGGACTGCCGGAGGACTTTCTCGTCCAATGCCTTCTCTTCGAGCAGTTGTCCCTTGATTGTTTTCTTTTGTTTCTTCTTCGGTACGTACCCACGCGCCCGATCCTGATCCGCTCCACCGCCCGGCCCGATCGGATCTTCCTTCGGCATCCCGTATCTCCTCTTACGCAAAGTTTCGTGCCTCGGGCATTGAGTCCATCACCTGCGAAACACTCCTTGGGACATTTTCTACATCGTAATATTCCAAATTGCAATCTTTAATTACGTCCTCGGAGTAGGCCATCGCGTTCAGGGCGTCGTCGTGCCAGACGGGAAAGTTGGTCATCTCCATCCGAACGCGGTCGAGGTAGGCGTTCGGTATGTCGTCCACATAGTGCCATTTCCCGTTATTCAGCGGCCACGACAGGGCACCTTCTATGAATTTTTTCTTGTTGCGTCCAGCAGGGCGAAGCAGTTTCCCTGCCGACCACGGAGAATCGTTGAACTCCACGTGCCGGCCGCGGGCTTTCAGGGCCGCCGCGATATGCAGATGTGTCGTCGTCTGACCGACTTTTTCGACGCCGAGTTTATGGATGATCCCTCCGCGGGTGAACATGCGGATGGCCTGCTCGATCGCCTCGGATTCATTCGCGGGTTGCACCCACGCATCTTCGAGAAACCTGCGCGACTGCCCGAGGTCGTCCATGCACGGTTCGACCCCGACGATGACTACCGCCCACGAGTCTCCTGGGCCGGTCTTGTTGCTGGCCGCATCTCCCGCCTGGTCGATCAGCATCATGCGGAACCGGCCCTTGGGCAAGAACGCCCGAGAGATGCGATTCATGAATTCGAAATTCAACTTCTGGTCGCTTTGCGGCGTCGGGTTGCAGAGCATCTGCGTGTTGAACCCCGAGTCACCCTTCTTGTCGTCGAGAGCCTTCTGCGACAACAGCACCGGCACTCCGTTCGCCGTGCCATCCTCCGTGGCAGGCTTCAGACGCAGCAGATACTTCGCGCTGCCATCGAGATTCTTCTTCCCGCGGATGTACACCAACGGATCGTTGTGGTGATAGAACGTACCGATCACGCGATGCGTACCGCCGTCCTTGCCGAGATATTGCGAGAGGTCATATTTCTCCTTGACCTTCTCCATGACCTCAACCGATTCGGAGATGTCCTTGTTCACGATGTCGTCGTAGATGCGCCGATCCAGATGCAACCCGGTTGGCATACCTTCGGTCAGACCCCACGCGGAGATCGTCGGCTCCGCCATGTTCGTTCGGCGCTTCAAGATAAGCCCCTCGTCCAGCGACCACAGCGGCGCGTCCCGCTCGCAATCCTGCCACACGATGTCGGGGAAGCACGTCTGGAGAATCTTCGAAGTCTGGAACGTCTCTTTTATTTCGAACAGGAATTTCTTCGCCAGCGGCCTGACTGCAGAGAAGATTCCCGTGGACGATTCGGGGTCCTTCAATGCGAATTGAATCGTCTCGGCCTTGGTGAGCAGCGAACTTTTCCCGTGCTCTCGACTCCACACGTCCAGCGTGAAATCCTTCGGCCCCAATTCTATCTCACGAGCCGCGCCCACCCAAAACGGATGGTTCGCGACCTTCACGCCCATCACGAAGTAGACCACGAACCACAGATCGTCCAGGATCAGCGACCGAAGCGTGGACAACTCCAGCACCCGAGGGTCGGCCTTCTCGCCGCCGCGCATCAGTCCCGCCTTGGCGTCGTTCAGCATCTTCTCGTAGTCGTACTTGTACGAGCAACCCTCGCGCTTCTCGAAGTCGATGCCGTTGACGGATATCACTGCTCCCCCACCCTCTGCGGCCGCTCGCACCCCCCGAAATCCAGCACCCGCGCCGACAAGTACCCCAAGGGCACATCCACCACGGCCTCACCCGCCGGCATCAAATCCATGACCTCGACCGTCATCCCCGACAGGTCATCCGACAGCGGGAACAAAGATTCGAACGGCGGGAGATAGGCCACGTCACGCCGCCTTCTTTACGGCCTTCTTCGTCTTCGCGAACTTGAGTTGAATCTTCCCGACGGGGAACGGCTCGCCAGACTTGCGACACGCCTTGATGAACTCCCGCTCCTCGTAATTCGGCACCCCGAAGGTCACGTGAAGCTCCGTCAGGCGCGGGTTTGTGCGTCCATTGAATTCTTTGCGCTTGACCTTGACGACGAGCTTCGGGGACAGATATTTCGTCGCCTTGACGGCACCGGAATTCAGCAACGCCACGGCCCCCGCGTGGATCGCATTCGAAACATCGGACTTCTCTTTCACGTCCATCATCGCACCACCCTTTCCAGAAATTTTTTCGCGCTGTACGCCGCCCTGAAGATGAACCCGGGGTCGTGATGCTCGCATCTCGCGCCGTCCGACTCGTACACGCCCATGTTGCGCTTCACGCAGATCCCCGAGTCCTTGAACGGTGGGGCATCACGCCTGAAATGCACACACCCGTGACACGACAAGTTCGCGCTCACAAAGACTCCGAAATTCTTGAATTTGAAAGGGAAGGGGGATTTGAAAAAATTACCGGCGGCCAAGAAGAGGACTTATTATTAAATTTATTTTCCCTTCCGATGGCCCATCCCCCCCGGTGCCCGGACGAATCAGGCGAACCGAACCCGCAAGAGTCCAACATCCGGTAATATATATTATGTCTATAAACCGATGTTTTGGATTGATAAGTAATGGGAATCAATGGGGAATCAATATGATAATGAACCACGAATCATTCCCCCATTTGATTATTATATTCCATCCGATATAAAACCTGATACCTCATCGGTATCCCCTTGTTTTGATGGCGTAATGTCCAGGATCGGCACGGGATCGGGCGGCGGCGGACCGTATTGACCCAGGTTCACGGTAACGAACGAGATTGACGGGCCGGAGCTGGATTCCGAGCGTTTCGGATCGGACCGGTCGAGCACGCACTCCGCAGCTCGTAACACCGTGGAATCTTTAATCTCTTTGATGTCGCCGAATACCTTAGCCCGCATCAATTTATCAACGACACCGGCCGCACGCTCGATTCGTTTCAACGTGAGGAAGCTGCCCGAAGCACCGGAAACCGCCTTTTTCCTCGCAAATTCCGCTAATTTCCCCTCGATGTACCGGCCCGTCGATTCCGCATACCCCAGTGTCGCGGCCGCCTTTTCCACCGTGAATCCTTGGTCGCGAAGTAATTGAAATGCTGTATATTTCTCCGTCAATTCGGGAGATTCATACCACGGTTTTTTCCCCGTCCGCTTGACCGGCGCCGGATCGGGTGGAGCGTTCGGGGGGATATATTGCGCTCGGAGGGTATCGGCAACGCCGTTTATAGCCGTTTCCATGCCGTCAGAGTATTCCCCTCAATTTCTCTGTCAAGTCTTTTTTTTATGCCCCCTCGATTCAACCGGCACCGTCGGGCGCCGTTTGCCCGACAATGGTTTTATTACCTTTCAATCTTCCTTTCTCTTTCTCTGCTATAGTTTATAGATAGGGATATAGACAACTATCTATCTCCAATGCCTCGGCGATGCCTACCGCATACCCTCCCGATGACCCTGTAGTATACTGACAACGAGATAACCCTTGACAATGACATTAACGTATAGTAAGTATATGGATACCAACATGAAGGAGGAATGAGAAAATGCAGGAACCCCTCGTTTTACAGGCGAAAAAAGGAACGAAGTATGAAGACGGCGAACGGGCGCCGAAGGATTTTAGGCCCATTCAATGCGGGAATTGCGGACACATTATCAACCTCCGGAAGTACCCCGACCGGAGGAAATCGAAGCTCCAATGCGGCCGCTGTAAGGCCATCCTAGTTTGGATTCCGACCGAGGCCGAATCTTTGGAGGCTTGCCACCGCGGACAGAAGGAAGGACGCCATGTGAAATACGGGAAAACCGATGAGTAGACCACCCATCCCGGAATCAATGCGAGCGAGAATATACCGACAACACCGAGGCCGCTGCGTGGATTGCGGGGCGCCGGGATCGGCCGGGGAATATGGATTTACCGCCAGGTCGGGTATGTCGTTCCTTTTTTGGGCCGGAAATATGGAATTCCACCACGTTATCCCTTGGGCCGAGATTCAATGCCACGACGAGAATTTAATCGTTATCCTTTGTCATAACTGCCACATGGATCGGCACGGATTTATTATCAAGGCGGAACCGAGGAAATATATTACTTTCAAGACCGAAGAGGAATACCGAGCCGCCCACCCGTAAAGATAGGTAAGAATTATTCCCCGGAATTCTTATAACCTCAGGATTAAACCCCTTAATATCCCCTTAAATCTTTTAATTTCAGGGATTCCCCTTTATATTCCGCAAGATAACCCATATTATTACAATTCCGATATGACAATTTACGTCACCTGATAATTCATCCTGATTCTATCGTATTGATTTTATGGGGCTATCCGTCCGGTCCATTCTGGCACGGCGTATGCTTTATATATGGCATGGTTCGAACACATCCCGCGAGGAGGGAAAAGACGATGGTACAGAAAGAGTACACCGTATATTTCAAGGACGCGCGGACAGGCAAGGAATTAGAACCGATGCGGTTCGACTCCTTGGGGGAACTTTTCCGGTTCAATTCGGATCGGCGCGGCGAACTGGTACAGGTCCGGATGACGGAGCGGACGTTTTCGACCGGGCACGGACACCTTTACCTTTACTCGAAGGTATAACCCGATGACCAAAGTACAGTTCACCGGACGCAAGACCGGCCGCACGCTGTATCGGTTCAGACTCACCGAAGCCGAAGCCTACCGCCTTACCGATGAGTCCGCCGGCGCCTGCATCCTTTGCGGCGCCCGTCAGTCTCACGGCATCGAACCGGACGCGAGGAAGTACACCTGCCCGAAATGCGACGGCGCCGGAGTCTACGGAATTAAGGAGCTGGTACTTATGGGCTACGCAACTATCACCGGACCAGGGAGGGAGTAACGACCATGCCCAAATACTGCGACAACTGCGGAGAATTGACGCACCACCGGAACCTCGAACAGTATTGCGATTGCTGCGGCCTGAAGTATTGCCGACGCTGCCAGGCCCCGCCCGATCCGCAAGGATTCAACTGTCCGGACCGGGTGTGCAACCTCCACCCGATGCCGAAGGAGAAATAACCATGCGAACCGTACACACGCCAGTCTACAAATTTGACGAACTGTCCGACGCAGCGAAACAAACCGCAATAGAGAAATTGTACGACATCAACGTATCTTTCGATTGGTGGGATTCAATCTACGACGACGCAAACACGATCGGCTGCAAGATCAAAGGATTCGACACGGACCGCGGGAGCTACTGCGATTTAAGATGCGACGACGCACACGAAACGGCCCGCCTCATCATGGAGAATCACGGTTCCAAATGCGACACATGCAAGCTCGCCGCGCAGTACTGCAAGGACCGCGAAAAGATTATAGAAGAAGCCGAACGCGATGAAGACGGAGAACTTGCGGACGAGTACGCCGTGGATAAACTCCTGGATGAATTAAACGCCGAATTCCAGCGGGCGCTTGGCGAGGAATATCTTTCAATGCTCCGGCAGGAATACGAGTACCTCACCAGCGAAGAGGCAATCATCGAAACCATCGAGGCGAACGAGTACGAATTTACCGAAGACGGCAAGATGTTCTAACCCTCACCCACCCCGCGCAAGCGGAGAAAGGATTTTATCATGGCACATTTTCTCGGCGATGTAAGCGGATCGAGAGGAAGCGCCTCAAGACTCGGCACCAAGAAAAGCGGACTCACGGCCCGCGCTATGTCCTGGTCCGGAATGGTCCGCGTGGACGTATGGCACGACGAGAAAAACGACGTGGACCGGTTCACGGTAACGCAGGAACAGCACCCGAGCAACGGCGCCGGGATCCGCGAAACGCTCGCCGAAGGTATCATCGGCAAGACGACGAGGAAGCCGCAGCCCCGCCCCGGACTGATCGGAGAATTGACGGAAACGCTCCGCGCCGCGCTTGAATACTGCGATCCGGACGGATCCGCCCGCGGTCGGTATCTACGCGCCACCATCGAGAACGCCATCAAGAAAGCGGAGGGGTAAGAAAATGTCAAAGCCATTCGGACGCGATGCGGTATCGGAAATCCAATCGGCAATATCGGCGCTTCACATGGAACCCGAACCCCTACCGGGACCGTTCGACGATGAGGAACCCGCATTTCTCGCATACCGTGACAAATGGGCCGCCCATGCCATCGAGCACCTGCGATCCGCGATAAATATCCTGATTGACCGTGAAATAGCGGACCAAAAGAAAGCGGAGGGGTAAACGCCATGAAAACGGAAAACAAGTACACCCTCGGGAAATGCGACTACAATGGAGACGGCCGCCCGAATTGCACCGCGAAATTGACCTGGACCCTCGAAGATCGGGACGGGAAAATCCGCTTTTCAATGTCCGGGGAAATATGGCAGCCGGACGGCCGGGACATTCTCGCGGGCGGACAATGCGTGGACACGGTAACCGCCCTGTTTCCGAACGATACGAGAGCCGCACGGATGGCGGAAGTTTGGCGCCGATGGCACATGAACGACTGCTGCCCGGGATGCGAACACCAAAGGGAATGGAACACGGCCGAGGAAATCACGCTGCAGCATTTCACTTGGTCGCCGAAGTTTCACGCCACGCGCAAGGAAGCCGAGGCCGGGACGATGCCGCCCGAGGAATACGCCCGCTGGAAAGAAATTTCCGCCCACGTAATGCGGGCCACCATCAACAGCGCCGCACCGAAACACGAAACCCCCGTTGTGAAAGAATTACTCAAAGCCGGATGGATCATCCCGGGCAAGATCGAGACGAAAACGGCCGGATGGATTTACGAGACGGAGCACCCGCAAGGGCTACTTTGCAAGCCCTGTCCGGTATGCGGGTACAAGTACGGGACCGCGTGGAAGTACGAGGAAATCCCGCCCGAGATTCTGGCGGAAATCCGCTCCTGGTAGCACCCATCCGGGGCCGCGCATCGTACACGCGGAGAAAGGGGAAATGATGGGCCGATCTTTCACCTATCACGTAATCGGATATTCGCGGCCGGAAGGCGCCAGGGAATACGTTTATCCCGCCATGAACCGGCTTGAAATGGAGCAGGAGACACGTAAGGCATTTATACGCGATGGCCGCGTTATCGTCCGATGGGAAGCTCAGACGCGGACGGGTACGCGGATCCTCGGAGGGAAGGAGATCATCCCCGCAACCGACGCGCCGAAAGTCAAGACGGTTCAATGTCCGAAATGCACCGGGACCGGTTGCTCAATCTGCAACTTTTCCGGCATCACAACGGCCCGATGGTTGAAAGGTTTTCGCGCATGGCAACTCACGCCGGACACGAAAGGAGCATAGCGAAATGTTCATCCTAATAGCGCATCAACTCGGCAATCCGGACGCGGCCGTTATCGCCCAGGAGGAGGACGGGGAAAACATCGTATTTGCCACCCGCGAAGCCGCGGAGGACTACGCCGCGGATTCATTCCTCGGAGTGTTCGACTTTTCGGTTCTGGAAATTTGACGCGAAACGCGCCAAGCAGAACCGCAAAAAAAGCGCAGGAGAATAAAGTAATTGACATGAACCCCCAAATTGGTACCATATTTGTATCACATTCTCGCAGGGTGTCGGCCCATGCGTGCTTACGAAACAGCGAACGGAATCCCCGGTGGAGATGGTGCGCCCGTGCCAGTCTCCTTTGTCGTCGTCAGGCCGACACCATGCGGCGGACGGGGGTATTGATGCCAGCAAAAGATCCAGAGAAAGAGAAGGCACACCAGGCGGCATTTAAAGCCAACAACCCGAATTACTGGACAGAATGGAGGGCGAAGAACCCCGGATACTATGCCAAATATAGAGCAAAAAACCTAGAACGCCTCCGTGAATACGCAAAATCATTTTATGCGAACAATGCAAGAGCAAGAGCCATCCAATCGGCATGGGCCAAGGCAAACCCAGATAAAGTGAAGGAATACGCAGCCGCGCATAGAGCAAGAAACCGCGACAAATATAAAGACAGAAACGCCAAACGGAGAACAAACACCACCGCGGGGTTATCCCCCGGAATAATAGCCAAATTATTTAAACTACAGAAGGGCAAATGTCCTATCTGCAAATCCGACCTACGCAAGACAGGATTCCATGTAGACCATATTGTTCCGCTAATCCCAAGGAAGGGCGAACCCGCCGGGAAACACGAGGACAGGAATATACAACTCGCTTGCCCGAAGTGCAACATGAAAAAACACAACAAGAACCCGATTCAATTCATGCAGGAACAAGGATATCTACTATGACGAAAGGGCGCAACTTTATGAGGCCGATATATCTTGATGTGTTTTACTCCCCCAAGGTTGTCCCTTGCGACTCCACCGGCCGCCGCGGGATCGTGTATCGCATCTGGTACTGGAACCCGCACGGGAAAAGTTGCTTCACGCGAGGCTGCTACAGCACGGAGACGAACGCGCAGAAAAAGCTCGACGACTTAAAAGAGAAAGGAGAAATTCGATGAGGGAACGATACCGGAACGCTGCCGTTATTATCGGCGCCGCCGTGATGCTGTTCATCTGGTTGACGCTCCTGATTCACTTTGTCAGCATTGAGGAACGCGCCACGGTGAGCCGCGGATTCATGGTGGACAACGCCGGCGAAATCGTAGAGATTCATTCAAGAGTTTGGGAACTCGGCAAGGGGACGCGGCCCGCAACCCAGGAAGAGGAAGAATTCGAGGCGGACCGCGTGGAGGGAGCGCAGCGGTGAGTGCAGACGAAAAGAAAGAAAAAGTCGTGACATTCTCGGGCATCGCGGACCCGAAATGCAAATGCACACCGGTCTGGTTGTGTCACCGATGCGCGGGAAGAAATAAAGCGGACAAGCAAATATCCGGCAGACACTTCGCCGGGAAATTCAAGGAACCGTTTGCGGACGCCGTGAGAAAAAACAACGGGAAAGGAGAGGGAAAATGATCGACGGCAACGAAGCCAAATTCGTCAACATCGTACTGCAACTCAAGGACGGCACGATCCGGACGTTCGAGCCGACGCGGGGACAGCACGTGATCCTGGCAACGCAGGACGACAACATCAAGGACGGCGAAAACGCATCAATTCTCATGCACGCATCGGACGATGTTACGGCGTTTATGATTCTCCGCCTAATCGAGAATTCTCCCGACATCATGCCGCTGGTGATGCTCGGCATCCTGAAAATTCAGGCGGAAAAAATGACGGCGATGCTCGAAGGCGTAAACGCCCCGACCACGCCGCCGAAAGGAGGACTCAATTGAACCGCTACGCCGTCAACCGAGCTTGCAAAAAATGCGGCGCCACGAACGCCAAGACCGAATTCCAAGACGCCATGCGGGCCCTACTCGGCCGCGAGGGGAAGTATCCGCTCATGAAAAGGGATTGCAAGCGATGCGGATACACCTGGTACGAATGGCCGCTGGACGCGAAGGACCCCGGAGACGTTCCGGAAGAAAAAGTCAGGCACATCGAATCCGACGACGGGAACGCGGTCTGCCTGTGCGGGGAGCAAGTGGTCGATAACGGATCGGGCCGGTTCGTCTGCCCGAAGACTTTCCCGAAGAAGGGGCCGGTGCTACCCGGATCGTTCATGAAGGAATCCATCGAGGAAGGCCCGAAGTGGGAGACAAATTGCGGGTGCAGGTGGCTGGTAGATCCGACCAAGGACATGAGCGAAGTGGGATACCCGAAGGCGGAAGTGTTCGCTCGTGTCCCCGACTTCCCATGCCGGAATCACAAGAAAGGGGCCGCGTGATGGGCACGATTCACACACTCGTCGGCGCCGCCGTCGAAGCCGCGAACGAAGAGGCGCGGAGATTGTCGCTCAAGCACGGGCACACCGTCGCCATCGTGACCACGGACAAAAGCGGGATGTTCCTCGCATGGGCGACCGTTCCCCAAGACCTCGCGCCGAACGAAATGCTGGCCGGGAGGTGGAGGGACGGGGAGAGGGTATCGGTATGACCCTCACCGTCACGCTGCCGATACGCACGGAGAGCGAAGCGAATTCATCGTGGCATGAGCATTGGTCGAAGAAAAACAAGCGCAGGAAGGAGCAACACGACGCCGTAAAAATAGGACTGTACAATCACCGCGCCGCGATCAAGGGACACGATAATTATACGATCACGCTCACCCGCATCGCCCCGCGAGGATTCGACGGAGACAACTTGCAGCGTAGTTTCAAGGCGTGCCGAGATCAGATAGCAACAGAGATCGGCATCGACGACGGATCAAAGCGGATCACGTGGAACTATACACAAGAAAAGGGCAAGCCGAGGAGTACGCGGTGAGGATCGAAATCAGGGCTTGACAACGCTGTATCGTATATAGTAAACGTATTGTCATACAACCTTAAACCCTGTGCGGAGGGAGAATACGATGATCGAAACTCTCAAGAAGTTCTGTGCCGCTGCCGATGGTTCGCGCATCAACCTTCACCCGTGGTCGAAAGGTGAGTATTCCTACGCCACGAACGGTCACATCATCGCCCGCGTCCCGCGCCTTGCGGACGTGCCGGAAAGGGATGGCGCGCTGAGCACGGATTACTTGTTCCCCTACGCCGACCCGCCCGCATGGTTCGCGCTCTCCGACATCGAACTGGCGAAGGTGAAAACGGTGGACTGTTCAGAGTGCGACGGCGATGGGGAAGTGAGGCACGAGGAATGCCCCGACTGCGATGGACATCCGTGCCCCGACTGCGACGGCACCGGCAAGGTGACGCCCATGCAACCCGTCGCCGTCGGGAACTCGCATTACCAACTCGCATATCTCCTGATCCTGAAGGCCCTGCCGAACTGCAAGATCGGCCCGAACGTGAACCCGATGTACCAGGCCCCGTTCACCTTCGACGGGGGCGACGGACTCCTGATGCCGATGAAGCCGTTCGGGGAATGGAGCAAGGTATGAAAAAGAAACTCATAAATTATTTCAAGGCAGCGTTTCCGGGGATAGCCGTCCAGACAGCCGAGGAAAAACGCATCGGCGCGGACGTACTCGGAGCCGCAAAGGAAGCGGGGAAGGCCCTCGTTCAATGGACCGCGACGGAGGGGATGAAGAACATCTTCCCCGCGACGAAGGCCATCGCCAACACGGAAGATCCGGTCGCCGCCCTCGCGCAACGCCTTCCGAACACGGTCTATATGTTTTGCGACCTCGCCAATTTTCCGTTCGACCGTGACCCGATCCTGCCGCGAGCCTTGCGCGACCTGCTCACATGGGCGCCGTCGGAAGGTTCGTGCATCATCATCGTCGGGCCGTCTTTCCGGCCGCACCCTACGCTCGAAAAACTCATCGTCGTGACCGACTACGCGCTCCCCTCGAAGGCCGATTTGACGAGCATCGCGGAGTCGATCGCCAAGTCCGCGGGGAAGAAGTTCAACGGGGATGCCGAGGACGTTTTACGCGCACTCTCAGGACTATCGACTACGGAGGCGGAGAACGCGCTCGCGCTGTCGATCGTCGAATCGGGGAAGTTCTGCCCCGAGATCATCTACCGGGAGAAGGTAGCCGGCGTGAAGAAGTCGGGCCTGCTCGAAATCGTGGACCCGGACCCTCGCGGACTGGACGCCATCGGGGGGCTGGACGTGCTCAAGGGATGGATCACGAAGCGCAAACGGGCGTTCACGAAGGAGGCGGAGGAATACGGGCTGCCGAGTCCGAAGGGTATCCTGATCGTGGGCGTCCCTGGTTCAGGGAAATCCTTGAGCGCAAAAGCATTCGGTACGGCACTCGGAGTCCCAACACTTCGGCTCGACATCGGATCATTATTTAATTCGCTGGTCGGGGAATCAGAGAGCAGGACGAGGGACGCATTGAAGCTCGCCGATGCCATGAGTCCCTGCATTGTCTGGTGTGACGAAATTGACAAATCGCTTGCAGGATCAGGTGGTTCCGGCTCCGGAGATTCGGGCGTGACAAAACGTGTTTTTGGCACCCTAATCACGTGGATGGTCGAGCGCAAAAAAGGCGCGTTCCTTGTAGCGACCGCAAACGATGTGACCGCCCTGCCGCCTGAATTCTTGGGGAAGCACCGGTGGGACGAATTATTCGCGGTCGATCTCCCGAACGACGATGAGCGAGTAGCGATATTCAAGATCCACCTGAAGTCGCGGAAACGCGATGCGCTCGCGGAGAAAATTACGGTGGATTGCGTCCCCGTGCTCACCACGAACGGATTCACCGGATCGGAGATTGAGGGCATCATAAAAGAGGCAATGTTCAATGCCTTCGACGAGGGCCGGGACATCACCATGACCGACCTGATGGATGCCGCGGTCGCCACCACGCCGTTGTCCGTCACGGCCGGCGAGAAGATCAAGGCGATCCGCGAATGGGCATCGTCCCGGGCGCGGTTCGCATCGACCGTGAAGGAGAAGGCAGTCAACGTAGGGCAGAGGATGATCGGCGGGTCAGGAAAATAATCCTTGACAGCGAATAGCGCGTATGGCATTTGTATGACAACATCACATCAACCTTCGTGCGGGAGGGTATCATGACAGAGAACAGCAAGGCCCCAGGATGGTCGGATTTATTCCTCAACGGCAGCGTCGTGGACCTCGACATCGGACTCTGGTCGGGCCGCACTCAGATTCGGTGTCAGGACTTCGGCATCGAGGACAGCAAGGAAGTTCAGCGGGCGCTCAGTCTCGGCTCCCATCGCCTCTTCCCCAAGGAGTCGTTCGACGAGATCATGGAAACCGTCCGGCAGGCGAAGCGGGTAGTCGAATGGCATTCGCTTCCCTTCCCCTTCGTCCGCGGCGCCCGGTACGTCCCATCGGACAAGTTGCCCGACCTGATCGTCAAACTCAAGAAGATCCGCGAGGGATTCGACGGCGCGGTCGCCATTTTCGTCGCCAATTACGAGGCGACCAAGACGCTCATGCTTCCCGTGCTGGAGAAGGCCCTGAAGGACGCCGCGCATACCCCGGAGGCGGCTCAGGCGGCCCTACAGCGTCTTCAAAGCGAGTACCCCGCTCCTGATGCCGCCAAGGAGAAGTTCCGGCTGTCCTGGTCGGTCTACGCCATCTCAGCGCCCAAGGATGCGGCCAGCACCGAAGGCATCGCCGCCGAGACGGAGGCCGTGAAGTCCATTGTCAAGTCGATGGTCATGGAATTGCGCGAGGAATTCAGCGAGAAAGTCGGCAAGATCGCCAAGGTCGTCGCTCGCGGCGGCGTGATCCCCGAGAAGATGATCGAATCGGCCGTGGAAGTCATGGGCCGCGTCGAATCCATGAACGTGATGGGCGACGAAGTGCTCCGTCAGCAGGTCGGAATCTTGCGCGGAATCCTCACGGCGGCCGAGGGCAATTCGCGCAAAACCGTGGGGATTTCCGAGGCATCGCTCAACGACATCGAGAAGGCGATCGAGGAGTCGGCGGACGAGGCGGTTCGTGCGGCAGAGGAAGCCCTCACGGGCATGGGCCGGCGGAAGATCATGTCGGAGCCGGAAGGGGAGGCGTGATGAAGAAATCCATCGTTGTTAGCATAACCGGCAAGCGTAAAGCAGGCGACGACAACAACGAGATCGTATACGAACACGAAGAAGGGGGGTCGAGGTCCCCGCACGTAAGCAGCATGACGAGGTTCTTTGGTGAGATGCCCAAGCCGCCGTACAAAGTCACCTACAAACTCGACGACAACGGACCATTCAAGTTGCGCTGCGGGTGCATGACCGACATCAAGAAATTAACCAAATCGGGAGGATGGAGTAGATATAGTTCATTCCGAATGTGTATCTTCCCGAATGACTGGGACGGCCTCCGCGTCTCCCGCAAGGTCACGCCGATCAGGAAGGTGAAGAAATGAGTCCCCGATCCGATTTCTCCATCGTCAAGAACGTGCCCGGTGAACCACTGGTGATACTTGATCGGAACTTGGGGAATATGTCCGTCACGAATGACGCGGAGGCCGTGGTCGAAAGCCTTACCCGCGAGGGCCTTCTCCCCGCCGAACGCCGCCTGTTCTACTACGATTCGGACGGAGGATTGGACGAGATAACGCACAAGAATGGCGTGTTCACCGGGTTCCTCGCCGGTACGAAGGGAGGCAAATAAAATTCCTTGCGATGCCCGTATCACAACGAATCTCACCGACGCCGAGCACCTTGGCGCGGCCCTTGACGCCTTGGGCTACGCTGTCAAGTCTCGCGGCGAGTCGATCGTCGGGACGCGGGACAACCGCAGCATCACGTTCTCCAAGGGCTACGGCGGCGCCTACACCGTCGCACGCGGCGTTCAGGGCCTCACGGAGATCACGATGGAATATGCGAAGATCGGCGTCAAGTCTTGGGCCAAATCCCGCGGGTACGCGATCCAGTCGTTCGACGAGAAGACGCAGACCATGACGCTCGTGAACAGGAGGGTGTGACATGGCGTATATACTTTACGCAATCGCCTACATGTTTATTGGAATTGCCTACGTGGTCGCGTGGGATCTTGATCTCAATTCAGAAGAGGTTGGAAATTTCGCGATAAACCTGTTCGGATGGCCGATGTTTCTCTTGATAGACATCTTCCGGGCGATCATCGTACTTGGAATCATAAGGAGCGTGTGATGGAATTCATTCATACTGACATATTCAAGGGGTTCGCAATCGGATGGTGCGCCGCATGGATTCTGACACCGTTCGTACTCAATTACTTCAGGGAGAGATGACCATGCCATCCAAACTTATCGTCCAGATAATGCCCGACGGTTCGCTCAAGACTAACGCTCGCGGCATGGTCGGCACCGAGAAGGAAATCCTCGCCGAGTTGAACGCGCTCGCGGCCAAGGTCGGCGGCACGTTGACGGTGGAAGCGCACGAGAAGGGTTTCCACGCGCATCATACGCACGACGACCACGTTCACGGGAGGGGATGATGTCGTTTCCCAACGTGAGAGTCATCGCAATAAAAGCCGTCAAGGGATGGACCCCTCTTATAGACGCCACCACGGGAGGAATTGATCGTGTCGCCGCAGCCGATTACGTGGTCGCCTACAAGGTCGGCAACTCGGGGTGTATGGAGATCCGTTTCCTGAAATGCCGCTGGCCCTTGGACAACATTTCCGACGGAGAATGGTGCGAGATTCTGGACGCGATCAAGAAGCGCGAGAAGGATGAGCGGCATGGTTGACAAGTACCACGAACTGTACGATCGCATCCCGGTGTTCGAGTGCAAGCCCGGTTGCGCCGATTGTTGCGGCCCCGTGCCTTTCGGCAAGAGCGAATACGCGAAGATTCCCGAGCCGGTGTTGGCCGAGGGTATCGGTTGCCCGTACATCGGCGACGGCGGCTGTTCGATCTACGAGGTCCGTCCGTTTCTGTGCCGCATCTATGGGACCGTCGAGGACTTGAAATGCCCGCACGGATGCGGTCCGGAGAAATTGTTCGACGTGAGCGAGGGGAAGACGATGCTTGCGTATTACAAGATCCTGATGAGGGAGGACCGATGACCCTTTCCGCCGCACAATCCAAGCTCCTCGCCCGCATCAACCGATGCCCGAAGACGGGGTACTATCTGTCGCCGAAAGAAGACCTGTCGGCACAGATTCTTTTCCGGGCAGGGTTGATCGAAATCCACGGGGTGACGGCATGGCCGAAGAAGGAGGCGAAGGGATGACCACCCGCCGTTGCCCCGCATGCAAACGCTTCGAGCCTTTGCGTCCCCGCATGACCGGTGTGACTCGCGGCAAGCACGACGAGATCCTGGCGGCCACGTACCTATGCGATTGCGGGGAACCGCGGGAGATTTCCATCGGCCGTACAACGATCCAGCAGATGAACGACGCGAGGCTCGCGGAGATCGACAACATGCGTGCCAGAGCGGCGGTCTAAGGGAGGGAATCGTGAATCCGAAGCAGGAATTTTCAGAACTGGTGGACCGGTCCGGCAGTCTTGTAAATTCGGTGCTCTTGCTGTTGGTAAGTCTCGCTCATCTTTTCGTTTCAATCGGCACTCTTTTCTGCACCGTTTTCATCACGGTATTCGTTTTCGGACGAGGGATAGCCGATCGCATGACCGCCCGAGTGTCGGCGCACAAGACGGAGGAGATGCTGAATGTCCTGTAAATTGTGGCGCTCCCTGACCCCGCTCGGCAAGGGCATCGTGGTCTACTTCGCCGTCCTCCTGGTGCTGTGCATGGGCGCCGTCACGTACTACTACTACGTAGAAATAAATCATCAGCAGGAGGTGCCGCAACGTGCGAGTGACCGGTAAGGAAAGGATGGTGGTGTTGGCGATCCGCGGCGTGACGATGAAGGACAAGCGCACGCTGTTCCTGATCGCCAAGACGGAAGGGTTGAATACCCTTTCGGCCCTGCTCCGGCGCGAGATCAAACGCCTGGTGCGCGAATTCAAGAAGGTGGCGTGAGATGACCGATCCCTTGCGCCAATGCGCGAACTGTTTTCACTACAAGATGAAACTCGTCAACGTCACGCCGGAGGGCAAGTGCTACCGCTACCCGCCGAAGGCGTCGCTCGTCGGAACACCGACCGGGCCGGTCACGGCGACGTACTGGCCGAGTCCGAAGCCGACCGAAGCGTGCGGTGAGTGGAAGATCAAGCTGCAAATCGCGGACTCCAACACGAACTGAAAGGAGCAGGAAGATGGCGGGAGACGAACTGGCGAAAGCGACGGGCATGGGAGTAACGCGATACGTTCCGACCCTCACGTCGGACATCGTGAAGAAGTACATCTGCGACAAGGCGAACGACCAGGAGATTTACTTCTTCATGGAACTTTGCAAGTCGCAGGAGTTGAACCCGTTCATGAAGGAAGCGTTCCTCATCAAGTACGGCAGCGAACCGGCTTCGATGGTGGTCGCGTATCAGGTCTTCATCAAGCGGGCCGAGAAGAACCCCACGTACAACGGATTCAAGGCCGGCATCATCGTCCTCGACGGCGACAAGAAGATCACGTACCGCGAGGGCGCGTTCTACCTGGAAACGGAGCAGATCCTCGGCGGATGGTGCGAGGTGTACCGTCGGGACCGGTCAACGCCGTACCGCATCGAAGTTGCGTTCAACGAGTACGTCGGGCGCAAGGGCGACGGGACTATCAACAAGCAATGGGCCACAAAGCCGGGAACCATGATCCGGAAGGTGCCCATCGCACAGGCTCACCGTGACGCTTTCCCCGACGAACTCGGACGCCTGTATCTCCCCGAGGAATTCGCGGCCGACGAGGATGCGCTTCCCGCCTACGAAATGGGCAAGGCCCCCGTCATTCCCGTCCCCGAGGGGATGCAGGGATTCCGCGCCCCGACGCAGACGCAACCCGCAACGCAGAAGCCCGCACAGTCCGCCGCGCAGTCCGCCGGCAACGGTGCCCCGGCAGGGGCCGCAGCGGCACAGTCGGCCGCCGGCACCGAAACCGGCGAACTCGCCACGGAGCCGCAGGTGAAGAAGATCGCCATCTGCCTGAAGGAACTCGGCCTGACGACGGACGACGAGAAGCATGAGTACGCGAGCGTCATTCTCGCCAAGGCCGAGAACATCGCGTCGATCAAGGACCTCACCAAGCGGGAGGCGTCCACGCTGATCGAAGCCCTCGTGAAGAACATCGCCGCCGCAGGTGCGAAGAAATGACCACGGAAGAAACCATCATCCATCTGGTCGCTCGTCAGTCCGACCGGTCGGTGGCCGACATTCACCGCGAGAATACGCTCATCGAGGACATCGGCCTTGACTCCTTGGACATCATGGAACTCGCGATGGAAGTGGAGGACGAATTCGCCATCGACATCTACGATGACGACGACGCCGAGAAGGTCAAGACTGTGGACGATCTCATAAAATACGTGGAGTCCCACGTGAAGGAGGCGAGGGCGAAATGACCGAGAAGATTTACATCGGCACGAAGATCATCGCGGCGGAACCGATGGAATATACCCGTTTCTGCCAATCAGAAGGACGTGCGTGTCTTGCTGTCGAAACGCACGGCTACCGTGTCCGCTACGAGGACGGGCACGTTTCTTGGTCGCCCAAGGAAGTGTTCGAAAGGTGCTACCGGGAAGTGTCGGATGTCGAACAACGCCTCGTCCTCTTCGCGGGAGACAAATGGCCCGAAGGAGGGGCGCCGGGTCCCTTGCGGTTGAACGTGATCGGCAAACCCAACGCGGACCACATCAGGGAATCGCTCGGCAAGTTTATACCTGAATCCGAATGGCCCGAAGGCATCAAAGATGCGGTCCGGGGGTACGAGAAGGAGTCCAAGTCATGACCGGCATTGAACTTATCACCAAGGAACGCGATCGGCAGATCACCGTGGAGGGATTCGATCCCGAGCACGACCGTTGCCACACGGACAACGAACTGGCCCTCGCCGCAGCGTGCTACGCAGTCAACGGGATTCAGGGCGTGAGCGTGTACGAATACGGCGACAGCGATGCGTTCCCGTTCGTCGAGGAACACGACAAGCGCAGGAAGCACGGAAGGCTAAGGAGTCTCGTGATTGCCGGGGCGCTGCTATGTGCCGAAATTGACCGAATACTCCTTGACAATCCCGAAGATGCGGCGTAACGTAAGCACATCATATTCTCGCAGGGTGACGGCCCATGCGTGCTTACGAAACAGCGAGCGGGAAAGCCTCCGGTGGATGCCACGCGCTAGCGTTGCGTCCTTTGTCGCCGCGTGCCGTCACACCCGGCGGACGGAGGCTTTGATGGCTATGACGCCAGAAGAGAGAAGGGAACGCGAAAGAGAACGGTGCAGAAAATGGAAGGCCAACAACCCAGACAAGATCAAGGCATACAGCAAAAAGTATCGCTCCGAACACCTTGAACAAGAGAGGGAAAAGTGCAGGGCGTGGCGTAAAAACAATCCCGACAAAGACAAGGCAATAACCTTGGCGTGGAGAGCCGCCAATAGGGAAAGAATGTTGGCTACTTGCTCCGCGTACAATCTAAAACGAAAAGAGGCGATGGCGGAGTATCGGAGAAATATGTACGCCTCCGATCCAGAGAAGTACAGGGCACGGGCAAGGGAGTACGCAAAATCTAACCCTGAAAAAGTTAAAAGATACCGCGAAGAACATCGCGAGGAAAGACGCATAAGAAAGTACGATCGGATCGCATTGGAAAATAAAGGCGGAAAACTCTCCAAGGACATCATTCAGAAGTTGTGGAAGGTACAGAAAGGAAGATGTCCTGTCTGCAAGGCCGACCTCAAGGAAACCGGCTACCATCTTGACCACATAGTCCCACTGAAACCGCGCACGGGTGAACCTGCCGGGAAGCACGAGGATGCCAATATGCAACTGACATGTCCTACCTGCAACCTGAAGAAATTTAACAAGAACCCGATCCAGTTCATGCAAGAGATGGGGTATTTACTCTAATGGGCCGCCCGCGCATAGCCGAAGAACTTCGCAAGAACTGGACGCATAGCGTGAACTTTTACGATGCGGAATACAGATCCATCGCCCGATGGTGTGCGAAGCAGGGCATCGCGATTTCCCACTTCTTGCGCGAGGCGGCGATGGAGAAATTGAAGCGAGATAAGGAGGCCGCAACATGATATTCCCCTGCCCCCGGAGAAATTCACTACAGGGAGGTTGTCGGGTGGGTAGCCCCTGGTCCGGGCGCGACGATCTCCGGGGGCTTTTACTTTGATCTCCATCCCCGACACGATTGTTTTTCAGCCGCATCACGCCGAACTTACGTTCGATGAAGAGACGCACACGTACCGACTCAAGGGTGGCGAGATTCTTTCGTCGGTGACGGGCATCCTCAAGGCCGAGGGGATTCAGCAGTACGGGCCGCGCAATTCGGACGCGGATTTCAAGATGCAGGTCGGCACATGGGTCCACCAAGCGATCGCGTGGTTCGAGCATGGGACGCTAGACGAGAGTACCTTGGGCGAGGGGATCGCGGCGTATCTTGAGAGCTACAAGAAGTTCGTAAAAATAACATCTTTCAAGTCCGTGGTCCAGTTAGCAGAAGTACCAATGTGGCATAACTCATGGCGGTTCGCAGGAACGCCAGACCTCCCTGGGCTAATCGACGGGAGATTCACCGTTTGCGACCTCAAAAGCGGAGAGAAGCGATCCGGCGATAAAGTACAGGTTTCTGCATACGGGGAACTCATAGGCAACTCTGTCGTGGGTCTTGACAATGTGTATCCAGAGGGTTGCATCGTGTACTTGGATGGCGATGGGGGGAATCCACGAATAGAACATGTCAGCGCGGACAATATGTATTCCTTGCGGTCCGTCTTCTTGGCGGCACTTCAAATAAACAGATGGAAGTCAAGTAATGCTTAGGCAGACAATGTATAGGGAATATGTATGTTGTATTTGCGGTGGCGTCACGGTAAGGAAGAATAAAGGGAGCAGGGAATATAAATATTGTTCAATAAAATGCAGAGGCATTGGCATATCCAGAAACTACAAACACAAAAATACCTGTTCACGTGACGAACTTGTTGAGAAAGCCAAAACTTACAGCTCGAATTATTACGCAGCGAATAGAGAGACAATAAAAGCCAGGAGCGCAAAGTGGAGAGAGGATAACCCAGAGAGGAGCAAGGCCAATACTTCTGCATACCGCATAGCAAATAAAGAGAAAGCAAAATCATGGTTTACTGCATGGTACAAATCTCATCCAGCAGAGTACAGGGAGATTCAGGAAAGATACAGGCTAAAGAATAAAGATAAAAAGAACATTGCCACTCAAAATCATCGCGCCCGCAAGAAAGCGAACGGAGGGAAGTTATCCAAGGGCATAATCCAGAAGTTGCTCATGCTACAGAAGGGCAAATGCCCCGTCTGCAAAGCCGATCTGCGGAAGACTGGCTACCACCTTGACCACGTGGTCCCTATAGCCAAAGGCGGCAAGAACGAAGACAAAAACGTTCAATTACTTTGCCCTACGTGTAACCGAAAAAAATGGAGTAAAGACCCGATTCAGTTCATGCAGGAGATGGGGTATCTGCTGTGAAGAAGACGGCACACAATCAGGCAAACGAATAGGAGACGTGATGACCCGCAAACTTGTCCTCGGAGAAGCCGCAACGGAGCAGCAGATCGAAGTCGCCAATCAGGCCGCTGATGAAGCCCTTACCCTTCCCGATCAGGCCCGCGCCCTGAAGGTGGAGGATTCGGACACGCTCGCCAAGGCGAACGAACTATTCCTGTGCTGTCACCAACTTGAAAAGAAGATATCCGCCACGTTCGACCCCATCTGCAAGGCCGCGAACGCCGCGCACAAGGCGGCCACGCAAGCCAAGGCCGATGCGCTCAAGCCCGTCACGGAAGCGAAGGGGATCATCAAGCGCGAGATGGAGGGGTACAACGCCGTCCAGGAGGACATCCGCCGTGAGCGCGAACGCTTGGCGCAAGAGGAGGAACGCAAGAAGGCCGAGACGCGCCAGGTAGAACGCGCCGCAGTCCTCGAACAGCAGGGCCACGCGGCCCTTGCGGAGCAGGTTCTCGCCGCGCCGATCCAAGTCCCGCAGGTGTCGCTGCCGACCGTGAAGGAGGAACTGGCGGGGAGCAACTTCGTCCCCGCGTGGAAGTACAAGGTGATCGACCCGAAGGCGTTGCTTCAGGCCGCCGTGGACGGGAAGATATCCTTCACCGTGAAGGACGCGGACGAAGAGAAAACGACGGGCGCCGTGCAGATTTCGATAGAGGTCGGCAAGTTGCTCGGGGCGACGAAGGAGATGTTCAATCTTCCGGGAATCCGTGCGTGGACCGAGCAGGCATTACGCGCCGCCGGCCGATGACGATTCACCTTGACATCCTCATCGCATCGCATACCATAGAGTTCCAATAGACGCTCGTGCGGGAGCAAAAATGAAATACGATTCCCCGGTTGTGCGTGGGCAGCAGGAAACCTCCCGGTTCCCTTTCAAGAGTGTGGGGCCGCACCCTCCGCTCCTGAAGCCCGCGCACATTTTCTTTCCCCCGGAGATCACCTGATGCCTCCTGAAAAGGGACAGTATCGGTCCATCTATTCGTGCATTTGGGATGACCCGGAATTCCAATCGTTCGACCCCGTGACGCAACTCGTATTCTTTAATCTCAGGACATCAAGGGACTGCAATTTTCCGTGCATCTTCACCTTCTACCAGACGACGCTGTACGAGCGCATGAAGACCTCGGAGCCGTCCGACATCGACGCAGGGCTGGACGCCCTGATCGCCGCCGGTTGGGTACGCTATGAACGTCCCGTCATCTGGATCGTCAAGGGGCTTCGCAACGAACCGAGTTTTGTACCCTCCAACTCCAAGCAGGTATGCGGCATCGCCAACACGCTGCGGACCCTGCCCAAGCTCTCCATCGTCCAAGAATTCGCGGAATACTACGAGATCCCGATGGACGCGAAGGCGTCAAAGAAGGCACCGAAGGAGAAGGTGTCGCCGAAGCAGGACGAGCGCGAACTTGAGGACATCATTCCGGCCAAGGACATCATCGAATACTTGAACGAAAAGACGGGGAAGAAATTCTCCGCTACGTCACGCGCAACGAGGCGGCACATCGCGGCAAGGTGGAAGGAAGGATTCGGCATCGAAGAGTTCCGAAAGGTGATCGACCACCAGGTTGCGAAGTGGACGGGCAATGCCAGCATGGAGGAATATCTTCGCCCGGAAACACTGTTCGGGACGAAATTCGAGTCGTATTTGAACGCGCCGCCGGACGGTAGCGGCAGGGGGCCGCGAGGGACGGATACCGCGGGGAGAGAGTTGGAGGAACTGCGGTGACGACCCCCGCCCCCATCGTCGAATCCAGGAATTTCCTCGAAGTCGAGGCCGCTTTGCTTGATGCCGCCATGCGAAGCGCCAGCGAGGCCGAGCGGATCGTCTCGATCATGTCGCCCGAGGACTTCATTTCCATCGATAACCGCGACATTTTCAACGCGATTCTCGACGTGCGAGTCGCCGGCAGCGCAGTTGACCCCGGCGCCGTAGGCGAAGCCCTTGCCCGCCGCGGGAGGGTCGATTCCTGGGCCACGATGTCGGACCTGATCGCGAGGCCGAACCCGATCGTCATCCCGCCTACGTCGATCATGGAGGCCGTGGCATCGCTCAAGGAGCGCAGGACGAAGCGCCGGATTCAGGAATTGGTCCGAGAAGGGGGTGTATCGGCGGTCAGGGACTTCTTGGGAACGGTTCGCGAGATCGGAGGGGCCGCAGAGGACGGCAGGATCACCCCGGATCAGGCCGAGGAGTTCATGGCGATGATCCGCAGGAACGCGAAGATGGAATCCCTCGGACCCCCGACCGGAATTAGGGCACTGGACCGCGCCACGTTCGGCCTGGTGCCCTCTTTCCTTTGGGCCATAGGAGGACCTACCTCGGGAGGAAAGACGCTCCTGGCGGTCCAATGCGTCGTCCAGACCCTATTGTGGGGCGGCAGGGCGGCCTACTTTTCGGCCGAGATCCCGAAACGGTGGCTTTTCGCACGACTTGCAGGGGCCTATTTGGGAATCGCATCCAATAGGATATTCCGGGGCAGGCTCACCGAGCGCGAGGAGATCATGGTTGAGGGGGCCGTGGGGCTTCTTGCCGAGATGCCGTTGCATACCTTTCGCCAAGAAATCGAACTTTACGACATCTGCCGGCGAGCGCGAGGCATCAAGGCGACGTATGGAAAGTTGGACGTTTGCGTTATTGACTTTATCCAGAACGTACAGGTAAGAGGAATACAGAACGTAAATGAGCGCATGGCCTTAATCGCAATGGAGTTGCAGAACTTGGCAGCAGACGTAGATACTTGTGTAATAGCGGTGAGCCAACAGAGTAATGCCGCAGTAAGCGAACAAGGCAAGGGAATGCTTAATTTTCGGTATGCCTCGGAAGTCTCACATGCTTGCGATGTTGGCATTGAGATAATTCCATCTAAGGGTGAACTTAGGCTTGCCAAGAACAGGGCGGGGCAAACAGGTATAATAAAAGTAATAATGGGCAGAGAGTGGACTGCTTATATGGCGGTAAATGTGAACAGCGACGAATTGGAGCCAGAACGATAATGAAGTGTTGTACTAAATGCAACATTACAAAGCCGTCGTTAGAGTTCCACAAAAGGAGCAAGGCAATAGACGGCCTTGATTATTGGTGCAAAAAATGCAAACACGAATACCAATTAGGATACTACGGCATAAACAAAGAGTCGATAAGGAAACGCAACACCGAATGGGAAAAAGACAACAAGGAAAAGTGTAAGGCGGCAAGTAAAATGTGGAGAGATGCGAATCGGGAGAAGGTGAGAGCCTACCAGAAGAAATACGTTGAGGCGAACAGAGAAAAGGCTTATGCGGCCAGCAAGGCGTGGGAGGAAAGGAATCAGGAGAGAAAGAGAAGGGTCGCGGCAGAATGGAGGGCCGCCAATATTGAACTATGCAGGGCATACTGGCACTCCTATTACGGACGAAAAATGGACGCGAAAGGAAGTCATACTGCCGAAGAGGTGGTCGCGCTTTATAAGTTCCAAAAGGGACGCTGTGCGGCTTGTAAAGGTAAGTTGGGCAGCGGATACCACAAAGACCATATCGTCCCGCTGAAGCCGAGAGAAGGAGGGCAGAAGGGAACGAATTATATTTCCAATATCCAGTTGCTGTGTCAGAGATGCAACAACAGGAAGTGCAATAAAGACCCGATCCAATTCATGCAAGAGATGGGGTATCTCTTATGACCCACTCCTCCTGCAACCGTTGCTTCGACCCGATCGAGAACAAGAAAGGTCCGTGCATCTTTACGTACCACACACCGGCGCCTGCCACGTTAGAGCAGGAGAAGGAGGAAATTGATGGCGCAGGGGACGGAACTGGACAAGGTGTACACGTATCACCCGCCGTTCGGCACACAACAGGAGCGGTACGTCAGGATTCGGGACGAGGCGAAGTCGTTCGCGACAACGATCTTGGCGCTCACGCCGAAGAGTCGGGAGCAGTCACTCGCGCTGACGAAGTTGGAGGAAGTCGTCATGTGGGCGAACAGCGCGATCGCAAGGAACGAAAACGACATCGCACCGAAGTCGTAGCACCACCAAATCCGAAGGAGGAAATCAGTATGGCGAAGGGCATTCATTTCGTGCAGGACGGCAAGGTGTTTCGGACGACGACCCCCGAGGCGAAGAAGCTGCTCAAGGCGGTCATCAAGGGCGAGAAGGCCGTGCCGCGGGCCGAGGACGAGATCGCTCCCGTGATCGACCTCGACAATATCGACAAGGACGGGGCGTGGGAAGCGTTCAAGGCGATCGAGGTCGGGGAGTAGGACGATACCGGCGGTGAGTCCCACGACTTACGCGGGGATTCATAAGCACAGGGAATACGATCGGCCCTGTCACCGTCACACCCCCATCTGCGGAACCTCGAAGGGAGGGAAGATGCCTGACACCGTAGAGGACGAAGGGATCGACTGTTACGATTGGGTAGGATGCCCCGGCACTTGCGACGAATGCGAGGTCGGCGCGGACATGGGGATCGAGCAAATACAGCCCCTCCCCTCCCCGCCGGTGTCGCCATGACCGTACACGATAGGAGGAATAATTGAAAACTATCATCGTAAAGAATCAAGCCGAGTGGGATGCGCTGCCGGATGCTTTCCCTAAGACGACGGCGGTACATATTTACTCCGACCCGGGGGTGCCTATCACCCTCAAGCGATCCATCGAAAATATCTATTTGGAATTGCGCGAGAACACCGTCGCGTATCTTTACGGGGCAGTAATTGTCGGCGTGATGTGGGACTCGTCGCAGGTCGGCGAGATGCGGGGATCGTCGCAGGTCGGCGTGATGTGGGGATCATCGCAGGTCGGCGAGATGCGGGAATCATCGCAGGTCGGCGAGATGTGGGGATCGTCGCAGGTCGGCGTGATGCGGGAATCATCGCAGGTCGGCGTGATG